TTATTATATATATATACTATTTTGGAGAGATCTAATAATGGGTAGAGATAACTGTATTTAAAATTTAAGATTATATTATTTAATACCTCTACTAAAAGATCTATTAGTACTATCAGGATTGATTTATAACGATTTTTTATTACTATTTGACATCTTTTAGGTCGCTATGCTATAGTTAAGCCATCTAATTTAAGGAGATGCAAATGTATAAACCAACAATCATTAGGGAGCTTCCTCCCTACCATCCAGATCTCACGATCCGCAAGCTCAAGCCAACTGATGGCGCTTGCGCTATCCATCGGATCAAGGTCGGCCAAAAAATGCTCGGCGATTATTATGTTTACGAGAGCAGCGATCTATTTGTGTTTAGTGATCGTGCTTCGTTAACCACTGGCGATATAAGGCAGATCAGGTGTCAGGTTCGGGGGATGTTAAGATGAACAGACAAAAGCTAAACAGGCAAATACTGAACAGCGGTATGCCTAAATACTTTAGATGGGTATCCGCCGAAGAGCTCAAAAGAGAGCACTCAAAGACCAAGCAAGGCGTTTATGTGTATCTTGAGGGCACGCCTTTCAGCACGCTTAAAAAGGCTAGCGACGATTTTAATTTTTCAATGCAAGAGGCGAGCAGAGAAAGAAAGGCCGCTTTAGAGGAATTCAGATACCACAAGAACAACCTTGACAACCTACACAAGTTCGACCGCAACCAACACCCCCGACTTGTGGCAAACTACATAACCGCAGGAGTAGAAGCTGGAAAATACACTGTCAAGGGCAGCACCATCAAAAGAGGTAAGTTTTTAGCTGGTCAAGTAGTCGATGGCGATATACGCTTAAATCCTTATGTAGATTTCACAAGCGAGCAAAAAAAACGCTTGCAAGAAATTTTAAAACGTGCTACAGTTGGAGAATGAAAATGCAGGTTGACTTTGAGGAGATAAAACGGTGCCCTAAGTGCAGGGCATTAACCGATATAAACATGCCAACCGACCCAGAAACTGAGGGCTCTGTAACATGCCCTGATACCGAGTGCGGTTGGGAAATTGAATTTACTGTTGAATGTAATTATTAAGGAGATACACGTGAAGACTTTAAGATTTAATTTTACTGATGCTTTTCTTTTTAGAGATGATGCAAAAAAAGCCGAGCTAGAAGAGGCTGAAAGAGTAATTGTTAAAGCGGTTGGCTACGAGCCAGAGCGCCATATCATCGACGGCATAAAGGTTCTTGTTTTTAAATCTTCGATTTGCTCTGTTAGTGTCCCCGTCACTTGGGGTGTTACAAAGCTGGAGATAAGCGACAATGGAGCGGTTATAAATTGCTATGAAGGAAAAGATCACGGTGAGTTGACCCAAAAAGCGACCCCAGCGCCTTACATTGAGGAAGTTGAATTCCAAGCATGGGTAAGCGACGATGGACATATCTCATTCGATAAAAGCGTTCTCTTAGAGCATCCCACGGAAAAAAACTGTCTTGGTTTTTCAAATTACAAGGTAGATATTAAGAAAGGCTTTACCTACACCTTCAGAGCCCGAGGCACTGAAATGTTATCAATGAACCTAACCCAAAGATAAACCAACCGCCCGTAACATGAGTTACGGGCATTTTAAGGAGATACAAAAATGCAATCAAGAATAGTTGAAATACTGGCAAACGAGCCGATCAAAAGCGTAGCGCAACGTATTATTGACGCTGTGGGATACAAAGCAAGACTAGGCAGGGACGAGAACGGCAACGACTATCTCGCTTATAACGATGGCGAGCTACGTGTTTATTTGACCCCTTGCATGTTGGCTCTAGTGATCAATGATCAAGGTTCTTTGGTTCGCTGTCATTCCAGCCTAAACCTTACAGAGGACGAAAAACTAGCCGAGCCCTTGCCTTACGTTGAAGAAGTTGAGTTTAGCGTGTGGGTTGAAGAAGATGGCAGTCTAAACATGAAAGACGAGGATCTCCCAGACAGTGCTTATATTTGTGATCATTATCTTCATTTTGAACATGGCTGTGTGCGCATTCTGGCTAACATGGAATACAAATTCAAATTCAAAGGCGATCAGCTTGTAAGTCTTAATGTATGGCCAAGAGAGGTTATTACTATAAACTCTAAAGGCTGTTTTAAGTCTTTTGTTGATGATTTAGTCAAAAGCAATATAAATGCTTCGGCTTTTGATGACAGGGTAACTGTTTATTTTAAAACAGGCTCTGGAGGTGGTGTAACATTTAGACCCCGCGACATGGAGCGAGGCGCAAAGGTTGTAGTAGTTAACGGCGTTATAGCAGAGGCGAGATACCTATGAACCACCTAAAACTGGCTTTTTTCAATCTACCCCAAGACATGCAACAAGCGGTTGCAATGCGTGAATACCTCAAGGCTGACTTTCTTGTCGAGCAATATATAGCCAAAGGCGTTCCAGTGCCTGAGGCCGTAACCGAGGACTTAGCCTACTGGAAAGAAGCGACCGCAGATCTAAAAATGGTGCCAGCATATGTACAGCACTAAAGAGATCGCAATGCTAACAGGCGCAACAGATGACCGTGTAAAAACGGTCATTCACAATAACTTCTTTAAAAAATCCGGTGATCGTGACGGTACGCCAATTTACAGCCAAGAGGTCTTGGATCAGGTTATGGCTAGGACTAAACAGCAAGCATGGGTGATGAAATGAACATAAATAAAAGTTATATCATAGACGCAATAACGGATGGAGTTTACACCTCATACACAAGAGAATGGGAAGGCGAGCCGCAAGCCTTCATTAATGGGCACTACGGTGTGCACTTGTACAGTGTTATGAGCTTACCTCAACCAGAATTCATCAAAGCCAACCGCAGTAACAGTAAGCTATGGGATGAGATAAAAGGTCTTGATCCTATACGTGCGGCGGTTGACTTGATATTTGACCATAAGCCGACCCCAGAAGAGTTTTTCGACTGGCTTGTAGAGTAAAAAAATAAACCCCATTAATTTGGGGTTTTTATGCTATAGTTAAGTTTTACTAATTAAGGAGATACAAATGAAATACTTTATGGCGATTGACTTTTTGATCTTATGCCTAATCGGGCTTGTGAAAAAATCAATAGATTTAATTCTTTTTCCTTTAGCTGCATTGATTGCTTTTTTAATGGTGCTTTTTGGTTATCACGAAGACCTGATCGAGCTACTAGAAAAGCCCGCCGAAAAAGACAAAGTTTTAGTATTTTTTTTAAATAGATACAAAAAAGGGATATAAAAATGCAACTTACATTCGAAAATCTAAAGGGGATGCAGGATTACCTGAATAATTTTATATTCGATCTTTTTGTTAATAATCAGTTTGAATTTACTAGGGAAGAGCCTCAAGTCGGTGAAAGAGACAGAGGCACTATACACGTTAACGGTGTTAGGTTTGTTGAGCTTGTCGCCTTTGAAGATAGAATGGACTGGCGCTTTGATAAAAAAATAAACCCCAGTCCAGACCAAGTAAAGCGAGTCGAAGCCCACCTCAAGTCTTTTGCTTAACCTCAGCCATACAAACCCGACCCTACAACGCTCCTCAGGGTCGGTTTGTTTAGCATCTCTACAAGCACATCAAACATCCCCTCTAGCGCATCATCATGTCTATGGCTATCAGACAAGCTAAAAGACTCATACTGGCTTAGAAACTCGCTCATGTACTCACAGTTAGTGTCACCATGATCTACGCTAGGATCTGGCACCATTACAAGACCTGCCTCTACAAAGCCTTGGACGTCTTGCGCTCTAACCGACTTACTTTTTTCACGCTTTAGCGCATGAACAGGCATACCGCCTTTTCTTTTAATGCGTTGGATCAGCTCGTAACCACTAGCTTTTTCTTCAACTGCAAACTTGCGTATAGGCGACGGATAACGGTGATCGTAGGGTTTCCATTTTTTCCAGAGCTGGTAAGCCTTGCTTTCAAGGTCAATGGCATTCATTTTTTTAAGGTGCATATCGATAAGCCACACACGGCCTTCAGCATAACCCCAGAGGCTAAAGCAAGTGTAATCGTTTTGATCGCCGTCTTTTAGAGCTGTGTCGGCGTGCATGTAGCGATATTCCATGCGTGGCAACTTGGTGTATTTTTGCAGCCATTCGGTTTTAAATACGCTGCCACCTTTTGCGGTTGGCCTTTGTTGGTAAAGTGCGTTCCATGTTAAAGAGCCGCTTTTCTTACAATCATCAACAAACTCACGATCCATGCGCTCAGGGAACAATAGATCCCCTTCCTCTCTAAGCGTAAAAGTTCTACCGTTTAGCGTATGAACTTCTCGCTTCTCGGCTTCCATCGGGAATGATACCACTCTAAACTTATTATCAGGATCTTCGAGTAATTGGCCAGCCAGATCTGCGGCGTGCCAGCGTGTTAAAATGATTATAATACCGTTTAACTTTGGATCTCGTCGTGTGTAGAATGTTGTTTTGTACCAGTCCATAATATTTTCTTGATACGTAGCACTTGAGGCTGTTAAAAAATCCTTTGCCGGATCGTCTATGATGCCAACATTCATCCCTGTCCCAGTAATCCCCCCTGTTATACCTGTGGCTCGGTAGCTTCCACCTGCCTTTGCTCCGTCATGGCCTATAACCTCCCATTCTTCGTGGGTTGATTTGGCTTCTGTTTGGATTCCTTTGTGCGGTGCTGTTGTTTTAAAAACATCCTTGTACAAGTCATTAGCCATGACAGCTTTTACATCTCGACTCATCTTTTTGGCTAGCATTGATGTATATGAGGCTGCAATAACCCTCCAATTTGGATGTCTTCCAAGGAGCCATGAGGGAAAGCGCACACTTGCGACCTCTGACTTACCAGACCTAGGCGGTGCAAATATCATTAGTCTGGGTGATTTACCAGCTATTACATCTCGCTCGAATTGCTCAAGCTCTAGGCATAGCAGCTCATTGAACCATCCGCTCTCGTAGTCTTGATTTGTGTAAAGAATGAAGTCCATAAGATTTTTCTGGGCTTCTTCCGCTTTTAGGCTTTTTCCGCCTTGGTATATCTGGTAATTTTCGTTCATATACATATTATAACATTGATCTATTATTGGTGGTGTGCTATGGTTGTAGCTTGTTAATAGGAGATTAATTTATGAACGTTTTAAGCCTATTTGATGGCATATCTTGCGGACGTGTCGCTTTAGAAAGAGCGGGCTATGATGTAAAAAAATATTATGCTGCTGAGATAGACAAGCACGCAATCAAAGTCAGCCAAAAAAACTGGCCTAGCATTATCCAACTTGGCGACGTGCAAAACTGGCGTACTTGGGACATCGATTGGTCTTCAATTGATTTGATTTTGGCTGGTTTTCCCTGCCAGGCTTGGTCAAGCCTAGGAAGAAAACAAGGTGACAAAGACGAGAGAGGAAAGCTGTTCTGGACAATGCTCGATATAATGAAAAATTGCCCTAACGCTAGCTTTTTGATTGAAAATGTCAGAATGAAAAATGAGTTTGAGGAGTATATCACGCATCATACAGCCCAGGCCCTGGGCAATGTGCATAAGATTCTTATAAATTCGGCTCTCGTATCAGCTCAGAGCCGTAATCGCTACTATTGGACAAGCTGGCAGTGCGAGCAACCAAAAGACCTTGACTTAACTGTTGGCGATATATTAACAGATGCAAGAGATCCTATATCACCAGGGTGGAATAGGTGGTTTAACGCCAATAAAAAAAATCAAACAAAAAAAGGTTATTGCAAAATTTTAACCCCTGGAGACAAGGCCATCTGCATGACTGCGAGGCAGTACGCCTCATGGAGTGGCAACTTCATCGAGCTAAGCCCTAATACATACCGCAAACTAACCCCTGTCGAGTGCGAACGCTTACAAACCCTACCAGATGACTACACGGCAGGAATCAGCAACACGCAACGCTACAAGGCTCTGGGCAATGGTTGGACGGTTGATGTAATATGTGGTATACTTGAAACTTTAAAAAATGGGAGATAAAAAATGATACCAACCAAAATACTAGAAATAGCAAAGGCTGTTCAACTGTCCGATAAATGGAGCACAGCTTACCCACGCTATGAGGTTCAGACGCAAGTAAGCCGCAATGCTGCCGAGGAAGAGGACGTTGATCACGTGGTCATCGTCTACGAAGGGGAGACTTTCAGAATTGATTCGGAAGAGGATATTAAAGAATTTTTTGCTGACTCTATTAGCGAAGCACGATCCGAAGCAGAAGCCGATCCAGAGGACGCAGAGCTAGAGGCTCGCTTATTAGGTCTAGAGGAGTCTCTTGAACTGGCTTGTTTCAACCTTGAAAAAGGCGACTATGACGACATGCAGGGCAACATTAAAGAGCATTTTGATCATGCTCAAGTCGTGCCTTGCGCTGTTGATTATAAAACCGAATCAGTGCATTTAAGCGAGAGCGCAGCAAATGAGTATATGGAAAACCACCCTCACCGCCTAACTAAGCCACGCCTTTGGGTTGGGTCAAATCATAATTCGCATGAGATGTGCGTCCTGCATGACTGGCTTATGTCGCTCGATGTTGGGGGTGCGGAGTAAACAGTAATCAAAAACCGAGGCGCTGCGGCGTCTCATAATTGCGACAAGTCCATAAATAAAGGAGAGACACCAATGGATGAAAAAAGAGAAGAATCAATAAAAGAATGCTTTAGAAAAGAGCTTTTAAGCATAAAGCCGAGCCTATTATCTAGGTTTATTGAGGTTGGTGATGAGTTAAGCCAGTTCTTTAAAACAGCATCAGGGGAATTGCCAACACAAGAAGGTATTGAGCTTAGAGACCTTTGTTTTGAGCATGATTCTTTGGATTACCTGAGTAATGCGACAGATTCAAGACTGGCTGAGACTGTCATTGGTCACTCAAAGTCTTATATTGAACATAATTTTAATAAAACCCTTCTCGACGCTATAAAAGGATTAAACGTAACCGGACAGCTAAAGGGCTCAGATCACTATTGGTTACCTGTTGATCTTTCCTGCTTAAGTAGCCCTGCTGATATATTGAAGAGCTTGATGAAGCCAGTGCTTGATTCAAAAGAATACTTGGATCGCTGCGAGGTCAGCAGTAAAGGTTATACAGTGCTTGTAGGTCATGAGCTTTATATGCTGATTAATGCTGCATTGCTAGGGGGTGGTTTTGAGGGTGGGGTGAGAGGGTTTAACTCGACTGGGTCTATTGATTTTGAGCTGTGCCCTATTCTAGAGGGAGGGAAGTGCCTTCTTGTACCTGAGGCGGATATATTTTTTATAAAATGGGCTGCCTGTAATAGACAGGGTGAGCTGCTTCCTAATCCTAGGATTTCTATATGCAAAAGCAGAACATGCCGTAAAATACCTACGCGCATATACTTTGAATACAAAGCTTGGTGCGTTTACCCTGACGCTGTTATTAAGTTAGACATAAACATCTAACCAAAAGCCCCTCGGGGCTTTTTTATTGACTTATGCCACATAGTGGGTTATATTTATGGTTTATTAAAGGAGATGCGAAATGAGCACACCAATGGAAAAACTGAAAATGGATATTAGGGAGTTCTCGGAATGGTTTTACGATAACGACGATAACTGTGAGGGAACAGCTTTAAGAAAAATACTTGCGTCCTTGTACCAACAACTTAAAGCCTCAAATGAAAGGATTGAAGAGCTTGAGGAAAAGCTTAATGAAAAGGAGCACCAAAATGAAAAACATACTTAAATCTCTAGCACTATTAGCCCACTGCGTCGCATACATGGCTTTTACGCTTTTTTACATAACCTTTTTTGTCGTGGTTTTAATCCCGATGTTTGGACTTGTAGACAGGGATCTGGCTCAAGAAATATCTAAGGCTTTTGCAGGATCAGCGAAAAGAAAAAGAGAGCGTTTAATCGCACGTGTGGAGAAGCTTGAAGGGGAGTTTAACAGATGAAAAACATACTTAAATCGCTAGTCTTTATGCTTTACTTTCTCCATCTTTTTTTTACTTTTGCCTTGTTTTTTGTATTTATAGTTAGCCTATCGGTAACTTATCCGCTTGGTGTGTTATGGGCTTCTACTGTAGAAAAGCTCGGGGATTTTAGCTTATTTATTGATAGGGAGTTCAGCTAATGAAAATCATACTATTAATTATCATCATAACAATGATTATTTACGCCGCATATATTGATCATAAACTAAAAACCGAGCGCCGAGCTACTGAGCTCATGACGCTTTACTGGGCAAGGGACAGCAAGCAGGGTCGAGGCTTTAGATGTATAGCTAGAAAAGGGATAAGGGTAACTAATCTAGGCGGTGATTGGATGATCGAGGTTCACGGCGTTATTATAAAAGGAAACTATAGGACGCATATGGACGCTATATTGGCGGCAGATTCAGTGGTATAATAAAAAAGCGCAAGGGCATTTTGCAAAACTTTAATCTAGATTAGTCTTGCAATATTGGCGCATGTATGAGCTAGATAATACATTCCGCAGCTATTGCCACGAGCTGCATTTAGACCCGCTTCGGTGGGTTTTTTTTTGTTTGACATTATATATTAAATAGTGCTATAGTTAAGTTTTATTTATTAAGGGGATATATTCCGCAGCGGAGAAAATGATATGAACTACCAAAAAATGAGAGATTGCATAAAGATGGGGTATTACAATCTGGATATACATCAAGACTTTGCAGATCAAATCCAGTGCGATGTTATTATTAACAGCCTAAAAGTTGGAAAAGCTACCCTTGATATTATAGAAGGAAAAGCGGTTATCCTTGATGTCATGGCTAAGCCTTGTGTCGAGGGTGCTGAATGCATTATTAGAGAGGCTATCATGAGTCACCCTTTTCAATAATCTAAACAAGCCCCTCATTCCGAGGGGTTTTTTGTTTGACATTGTTTATAAGGTGGGTTATAGTTAAACCTCATTAATTAAGGGATATTTATGATTGATTTAAAAGAAAAGCTTGAGTTTTTTGTTTTTGACATTAGTAAATGCGGTACCATTGAAAAGGTTAGGGAGGCGATAAAGTTTCCTAAAGGGTATGGTTATATTTCGGTTAGAGAAAATAAAAATGAAGATGGGGAAGTGTATTACTACGCTGATTCATACACTTTTTTCAAGGGATTCGCATTTTCCGAAAGTGCGTTCAATGGCGGCGACTTTGGTGAATCTGTGGTGGTTGGCGTGCTAAAAGAATGCAAAACTATTGTGTTTCTAGAGTCGTTCTATAGTAAAAATCTTACTGGCGATGCTAATTTTTTCTTGCATGATACCCTTGACTGTAAAACGTTAGATGACTTTGAAAAAGCACTAGCATTGCCTGAAGAGGTTGATCAGTACGAGATACACCCTTATAAAGAACACTTTGTGGCCAGATCATATTCAACAACTGCGTCCGTATTCCTAAGACAGGATCGTGATAGATTTGTACTTACAGTTATATGTAGCAAAACACGTGATATAATCGCTTCCGACGCAGCAGAAGCAAGAGCCCTTGTAAAGTAACCAAACCCCTCACTAAGAGGGGTTTTCTTTATCCGCCAATTGATTCGATCTACGACCAAAGCCGACACGCTTTAGACCTTCTTCTAGTTCTTCTTCGGACATTTTTTTAACCATATGCTGATGCACATCAGGAGCTTCCCAGCCCTGCCATTTGCCTATAATTTGAACGGCGTTGACCGCTATCTTTACGCAATCCGTTGCATTATCTCTTCCTTCAAAGGTCGCTGTCTTTGCTTCTGCCACTTGAGATACTAAGAAGTTTATAGCGTCCTGCCTGTCAAATTTAACAGATTCTTGATCTTCCGCTCTTCTTTTTGCTATATACTCAATAACGGCTGGATTCTTCCTAAGCCTGCTGGAAGAGGCTGAGGCGCACGAGTACTCAATAGAGGTATCTGGGGTGCTGTATGCTAACATATAAGCTTGTGTTCCGCTGTGGCCTTTTATATAGTACTCACAGAAGGACACTTGCTGGGGGTTTAACTCTCTCATAACTATCTCCAAGCAATTGTTAACATATTCATCTCATAAACTCCAAAAGCAAAGCAGGCTCAACGCCCCCAACAAAAAGAGCAACAACCCACCAATATTTATTTAAAAGGTTCCTAGGCGTGCTTTCCTTTGCTCGCTCCATTTCAATCGCCGTGATCCGCTTTTCGTGATCCTGCGTGTTTTCTATAATGGTAGTTAGTCGTATTGCATTCTCACTAATCCTGTCCACTTTGTCTTCTAATCTCTGCAATCTTTGCTCATTCATGATTTTATCCCAATCTGATTATATAGTTAACAGTCCAGTGATCTGTTGTGTTTTTGCTGTAACCTGATGCGTTTACTGTTGTCGATGATTCGGCGCCGTTCATTCGCACTGCATGAAGGCTTATATCACCCCTGCCGATATATGTCTCATTAATAGCGAGCGCTCTTGTGTCTCTATCTGGGTGGTTTAAGGCCTGTCTGCCGTCGGCATTCCTACCGCTAATGGTGCATCTTATTGTGCCCGGCTTCGTTTCCGTGTTTGCGCTGTGGCTATGGCTTTTGATCTGCCCGTCGTAATGCTTGTTCAATTCCTCGCCCGAGCCGATCCCGAAAGGAGCTGCGCCACGGAGATCGGGCAGCTTGCCATCGGGTAACATTGCCGCCAGTACTGGATTTGTTGATTTATCAAAATTTGAGCCATCACAAATTGCATAGCCAGCTGGAGCTTGTGCGCCAACGAACGGAAACAAACAGCCCACCGGAGCCGCTGCTTGTAATGCGTCCGCTGCGTCCTGCTTGGCTTCTTGTGCGTTAGTTGTATTGGTGTTTATCTGACTTTGCAGTGCTTGGTTTTGAGTGTCTACTTCCGATTTTAAAATAAGGTCTGAGCCATTAATATTTGGGATCGCCGTAAATTGCACTTTATCGCCATTAAATATCATGGTCGGGGTGTCGTTATGGCTGATCATGTTTCCGTTGCTTTTAAGATTGCCGTTTACAAAATCCCCATTAACTCGTAAGTCACCAATAACCACGCCCCCAGCTAAAGCCAGCTTCTGATTACCAACTCGCTCAGCTTCTCTTGCGATCAAGGTGTTTATAGCCTGCAAAATCTGGCTTTCTGTTGCGGTTTCATTGCGATCGTTTGGCGTTATCCCTGCTTCTTTAAGTGCCGCAGAATAAAAGCCGATCACCTGATTTGTAATGGCTGCGGTTACTTTTGAACCGTCCGCAGATGTTGCTGTAGATGCTGCCTTAGCCTTGCCGAACGGGTACAGTTCATTTTCTGGCTCTACATTGTTTGTTAAATCGCTAATTCTTTTCATATTCGTCTTCTCCGAATCTTGTTCCATCGTCATATTCAAATTGAAGCTCTGTCTCATCTATATCTACAAGCTCGACCCCTGAAGGCCTAGGAAGCAAATCCAGCGCCTCAACCAAGAACCGCTCTGTGTCTGTTAATTTTCCTTCAAAAATTATTTCGTAGGTCATGTTCATATGGTCGATGATTCGACACCTTGAGCTTGAAACAATCTGCGGTATCTGAAGCTCTAAATCCCTGATCGTTGCCGTTGTTTCGTTCTTCATTATCTGGGCTAGGATTATTTTCTTGTAAACTTCGTCCGTGATTCTCGGATCGTTGACCCTTTCGGCGCCCATGAGCGAGCCAAAAGCCTCCAGATTCTTGCTTTTGTTTACGCTTAATGTATTTCCGATATCGGCGATCAAAGGCCTTAGATCTTCTGAGAGCTTGCCGTTTAGCTCGATAAAATCTTTATTTAAAACGTCCAACATGGCTGTCATATGCGATTCACCTCGATCAGTTTTTTATCAATAACAGCCAACTGATTGTATTGAATAGAAACGTCGCTTGTGCCATTAATTGTTACAGATGAGATTTTACCGTAGCTGCCCAAGACCTTTGAAACAGGCGTTACAAGCTCAAGGCTGTTTATATCCTCTCCAATCTCGAACCCAGTTCGATCAAAGCCTAATAAACTTTCTCCACTGAACAGAGTGGCGTTTGAATATTGGTAGATAGATTCTTTGATCTGGTCGTCCAAGTCGCTGGGAGCGTTGCTTACGTTTTTAAGCGTAACAATAACGGTCAAGGGTACATCAACAACTCCAAAGATCGTTACTGCGTTCTCTGATCCGCCTACGGTGATTTTCTTGCCATCTGAAGTTTCGATCTCCTCTTCTTTTGTGTAGACGGTCTCGGTGTGATCGTTGCTAAATCCAGTGTTAGCACTCCAGCTATGGCCGATCCCTTTTTTGTCGACTAAGGCTTGCGCTATCTCTTTTAAGTCGCCACCTCTTACCAAAACAAGCACGCTGTGAGGATCTTGAAGCATTGCGCCCACATTGATCGAAGTGTTAAATATATTTTCGTTGAGCCTGTAATGCGTAACTCCTTCAACTTGCGCTATAGCTGCTTCATATGCTGTGAGCGTGCCGGATGCGTTAATAGAGCCGGATCTTTTAATCCTTGCTCTTAGCTCCCGATCAGTCTCTTCTTCACGGCCAACAATTGCAGGTAGTGGGTTTGAAACTGATTCCCAGCCCGTAATTGGCGTCACGATTTCGATCACGGTATTAGTCGACGCCTCAATGGCTCCAGCTTTTTGGCATTGCGCTGTAAAAGGACTTGGAATAATTGCATCTTGCAAAACCTCCCATTGGTTTGTTCCGTCCGATACTATAGATCCATCAGGAATAACAGTTCCAGAGGTACCGACAGGATGAAGCTCTACAGTGCTTTTTGTAGCTCTCTTCCTGCTTAGAGTTCGTGTAACCGCTAGATCGTCTAAATGCGTCCCGGTCGCTGAATTAACATCAACAGCTTGACGTGCGCCAACGATCCTTTGGGTTAACTCGCCGTAAATTCTAGCCGTAAATTCCGCTACTTGGGCATCCAGAGACTGCGGAGACACATCTAGATCAGGGTGGATCTTTTTCAATTCTTCTATGTACTTAAAGTAGTATTCTCTAGTTGTTAACATATTTAAATGATCCGAAATCTGTGTAAACTTGACATTGTATTAGGATCTTTCGCTCCTTATTATCTATTTTAGCCGATAAATCCACGACTTGCCGCACATTGGGTATTTCTTCGATCACTCTCTTGATCTCTTGAATTCTTGTTGTCTCGTTTTTTGAGAATATAAATTCCATGTTTACGCCGACTCTTTGGCGATTTAAAGGCCATTCACCTATAAAAAATTTCAGACGCCTTTTTATGATTTCGCCGATTGCGTCATTACCATGAGCTAAACCGGAAACCAGCTTCCCTTTTTCGTCTGTTCTTCTGCTTATCATTCCATTTCTCCTGTACTACCAGTTACAGAGCCATTAGGCGCTTTTAAGGTGCCCGAGCTATGAGCATGATCTTTAAGCGATACACCATCAACACTAAAGTCGGCAGCTGATCCTGTACCGCCAGCCAGCACAACGCCGCCGCCATTCCACCCAGCGCCGGAAACGATACCGACCGCAGTAACGGTGGATCCAAAGTTGGCCGAACCAGTGGCGTCTAAAGTGCTTGCCATAGTCACCGCTCCTTGCTGCTCTGTTGTGCCGCTTATAGTTGTATTTCCGTTCACTGTTAGATCGCCATTAACTTCGATCCCTGATTCGGTTATATGAATGTTTGTTGATTTGGTTGTTAACTTGATGCCGCTAACTGGTGCCTGAGCTTTTGATTCAGGTGAAAAAATAGGAATAAAAATACCATCGCTTAAAGAGTGGATCCGGTCGGTTTCAGGCTCCCCAGTGTCGCCATCTTGATAAAGCTTTGAAATATCACGCTCGCAAAAAACCACAATACCATCGGAGCCAACTGAAACAGAGTGCACGACATGGCACCCAGCGACCGAATCGCCAGAGAAACAAATAGGCACTTCAAGAAGCTTGGGGAGCCCTGAAACATCAAGATCCACGGTTTTGCCGTTAACCGCCGCAACCCTTGCAGGCATGGCTGTGTGTAGGTTCTTCATTCTTCTGCGAATCAGACCATCAATTGCATTTAAAAGAAAGTCCTGCTGATCTAGATCTTCAATCATACTTTTACGCACTCCGCCATTGTGAGCCATTGCGCACCATAAAAATCTAGTGAATGGTTTATTTTTGTTGCTCTGTAAACACCTTTGCCCACTTCAACAGGCGAGAAGAAAAGCTGCTCCATAGCGACTTGCGGATCTATTGCGTCAACATTAACCAAGTCGTAAGGCAATATTTTCGGGTTACATGGAAGGACAAGTTTTGCGCCGCCATTTGTTAACACTGTGCCGCCTAAAAACTTCTGGTTTTCTCCAAGTTGATGGGTTTCTGATTCGTAATTATCAGATATGATAATACAATTATTGTTCCTGATTTTGAAAAAGAACCTGTTTTGCCTGCCTATATTGCGCATTTGCGAACTAAAAGACCCGTGAACTGTTGTTGAGGCCTTGGATCTCTTGCTTGTGAACTCGCCTAGAAACTGTGGCTTAAGCTCGGCCGCTTTGCACATTGATTCAACTAGGGTTTTAATGGCTGTACTTGACTTGACTGTAACGCTTATATCTGGGTTATTTGCTGCGCTTTTGCAATACATGGTTGTAATATAATCAGTGCGGTTTTCATATCGTGAGAGGCTGTTTATCACCTGCCCACTGAATACAACACCCTGATCGCCATCTGTTCGACCTGCCTCTAATTCGACAAGCGAGCCTTGTTTTATAAGGCCTCTAGACTCTTTGCTTAGGTTGTAAATGCTGATATCGGCCGTAAGCATAGATCCGCCCAGAGCGTCGTTTACATTTGCCGTTATCTGCGCCGGATTCTCAAATTCAGTTGAACTAAAGATCCGGCCATCGATTGATAGCTTATAATACCTCATCGATCACCAGCTTAAAGCTCGAGGCGTTAGACAAGGTTAAATCTCCATCGCCCTTTAAGGTGATTGAATGCGGAAGCCCTCTTCCTTCTAAAATGTCAACGTCAGGCAATAATGCCCGACCGTTAACATAACCCACGATCCACAAATTATACACGTCATATACTGAACTCCAAAGCAAAGTTATATCGTACCCTTCTTGGGTCTTGAATTTGATTTTAGGCGTGCTCGATGGCAAGCTTATTTCTCTCATTTAACCCCCAAATCCTTTATCTCTCCACACTGTTGTTGTTCCTCCGATCCTTGATTCATCTTGGCTTCGTCAACGTCTTTTTCAATTTCGAATGTTTGGCTTTCTTGTAGCGTGATCCTTGCGATCAAGGCTTTATGATTCTTTTCGTCCACGTTGTGCGTCAAGTCAACGATTATCATGTTTTTAAAAATCTTTTTGCTTGTCGTGACATCGATCAAACCTTTTTGATTTTTCAGTTTATAAAGCAATTGATAAGCCATAGCTGAGGGGGATTCTATATCCTTGTCGCCGCCAAAAGAAGCGATCAGGCCTGCACCTTTACCGATCGCCCCAGCTACGGCAGGGGGAACAAGATTGCTTACAGCTCCGGCTGCGAAACTCGCCACCCTACCTGTCAGGCTTGGCGGTGGAGTGTCAGAGATGATACCTTCTACGGTCACAAGATCAGGCTCCTTGGCCACGTTATCGATCGCCAGAGATCTGTTTTCACGTGGATAAACAGACACAGCATTGCGGCTTATCACCTGTTCACTGATCACGCCATGAAACGTTATATTGCCTAATTTGAATTCTTCACTCAAAGTGGATTCTCCTCTTCAATTGCCTCGATAGCTCTTATTTGCGCTGCTATTTTTCTAGCGATCTCTTGGCTGTCGTTTGTTTTTGCCTCCACTTTTATATTATAGGTCTTTTCTGTCTTTTGGATTTTTTGTTCCGGTTTTTTTTCTTCTCCAAAAACGAGATCTTTTGCCTTTAAGTACAGCTGACCGGGGATGCCCAGATCATTGTCTTGACTTTCACCCATAGAATTAAAGGCGATATTAGATAAAATCGAAAAAGGATCAAATCCAGATTCGCCTAGAATTTTTGCGGCGTTGAACTGAATATCTTCCGAAGTCGTTTCTTCTGCGATCTTAGTCCCTTTTGTTATTGCTTCAATGGCTTTTGTCATCGGCTCAACAGTTATGGAATCAAACTTCCGGCCGAGTCGTGCCAAGGCGTCCTCTAGATCCGCCGACGCTTTAGAAATAGCTTCGAACTGCTCTTTAGTTGAGCCAATATCACGACTCTCTTTCATAGACTTATCAAACTCAGCTAATCCACCACGAATTACGTTAGCTGCGCCAGTGTCAAAGCCAAAGCCCTTTAGAATGTCATCCTTATTCACTTCTGGCACATCATCAAAATACTTTACAAGATCCCTAAAAGATTCAAGTGGATCCTCGTTCATAAAAACCTGTGATATGTCGCTACCGCCTCGGATAGATGCTTCCTGAATCACTCCGGTAAATGCGCCGCCACCTCTTTTTGATTCGTCTTGTATTTCTTTTATTTTTGACAACAAAGAAGCGGCTGAGGCCTCTCCATCCTCTGCGCCGCTTAAAGTGAGCGCATGACTTAGATCGTAAACGTCTTTAGTAGACAGCCCTAATGCTTGTGTTTTTTTGGTTAGGCTGTCGACGTTTTCTGCGGTCTTCATCACATTATGAGCCACGATACCAGCCGTAAGACCCAGACCACCGAACTGAGAACCCAAAGAACGAAGCATACCAACAGACATTCCGCCTCGCATAGTAAAGGAAGAGGCTGCAACACTGCCAAACTTACTCATCCTCTTAGTCATGTCATCAATGCCAGAGCTGGTTTTTTTAAGCTTTTTAGGTAGATCAGTTTTAGGGTTTAAAAGCTCGTTGGTTGTTTTTTTTAGGCTGTTAAGCTCTTTTTTTGAGATGCCAGAAAAAGGCGAATCGACACCCTTCTTACCTTGAGCTTTAAGCTTTTCTAAGGTATCGATCGCACCTTTTAAAGCCTTATCGTCAACATTAACGCCGATACCAAAACTAAAATCTTCAGACATAATTAGATCCTATCGCTCTTTTTAGTGCCATCATGTAATCAATAAGATCGTGAATGGTGGCTTTTTTTGCTTGTTGATAAGTACCCCAAGGGGGTATATTTTTGATCGGAATCCCAAGCCAAAGAAGATCCAGCGTTGCCGGATCGCTCTTAATTAGATTTAAAATGTCTCTCTGTGCTTGAGCTGACAAAAATTTACCATACATATCTCCGCCACCAGTTCAAAAATCATAAACTTGTCATCGTCGAAGAGATTATGAGGAATTAGCTTTCCTTTATACTTCGCAGAAGAAAAGGCAATTTTTTTGATCTCTAAAAACTTCTCGTGGCTTATATAGCCTTTCAAACCTGACAATATAATAGCAAGCTGACCTCTTGGCATTTCGACCCATGCAAGGCCGCTTTCCCCGAATGCGTGCATAAGCTTGACCCATTGATCAATAGGCAGGCTATCCGGAAATTTAACACCTTCAACAACTTCAGAATCAATCATATTTGCACCGTGTTTTCAATTCTAAATTTAATTGGTTGGCCGACAACATCGCCAGATTCTACAACTTGCTTTTGCTCTTCAACACTCATTACTGCAATTCCCTGCAAGTTATAGCGAAGGCCGTCATAAAATTGAATAAATCCATCACTGCCCAGAACACCAGCTCTTGAAGCTCCTAATATTTCTGAAAACTTACTAGAGCCCATTATAAATGGGATGGTTAATTCCGCAGGGATTCGAGCTGATAGGATATTAACATCACAAGATGGCGTCTCAACTGTTGTATTAATATCTCTTGGAAACGTGATCGAAGCGGCACTGCTTAGGTCATAAAAATCAACATCGACACCGCCAATGTTGCATATAAAATCTTCTGGACTTGTTTTAATACTCATGATCTCACCTCAATAATTGCATCAATTGAATTTGCTGCAAAAGCCTGATTCACTTTAACTTTAAAAGCTGGAAATTTTCGGTTTAAAGGCATATCGATCGGCACGTCTGACTTCTTACTTAGAATGATATAGCCGGATGCCATCCAAGTGCTAGGATTTTCCGCTTTCAGGTTTTCAATCTCTTTTGTCATAACGCCACCTGCAAGCACACCGTTTCTTTTAAACTGATCCAATGTTTGCGCACCCCTTAATAAATAACGCTGGTACCCATTTTGCGAGTAGTCTATTTTGCGGTTCACTGGGAAGTTAAAAAGATCGGTTTGGAGCTGATTTGCCAGTGCTGAGATATCGTATAAATCAGCAATGAAAACGCCTTCTCTTTGCGTAGTTGTGTTGATTAGCATAGCCTCAAGAGTCGAGCCGCCATTATTAAAATCAATAAAAGCGGCGATCTCTTTTTCTTTAAGATCAGGATCGATCGACCCTCTTACACCGATAAAAGTTCTATTTTCCGCTGTAGTGCTTGAGGCTGTCGCCGTATAGTCCGTGTTACCAAGGTAAGCTGCAACAACTGCGGAATTATACATCTGCTCATCTTCGAACTCAGTATAGGATACAAATACATATTCATTTGCAGCAATCGAGCTAACTAGCTCAGGATCTTTTGTTGTGATGAATAAAGGCCTTTGAGTTACTGCCGCTGTCAATGCCAAAGTATTAACGTTCTCAGCCGTTACCAAGTCCTGAGCGTACCAATGAGCGAAGAACCATTGGCTGGTCGCCGCTGCAAACTCGGCAGTTAAATTAATTGGCTCAATCATAAAGCGGATTTTTATTTCACCGCCATTATTTGCCATCCACAGCAAGGCTGCTTTGTAGGCCTCTTTATCTGCGCCAACATCTAAAGCCAAGGCCTCAAGGCTTTTATAAGTTTTTGTTGCGCTGGCCTCTAAAGGCGTACTTAGATCGCTCATTCGAGCAAAAATCATGGCCGCCCCAAAATCTAGCGAAGACACACCGCCGCCAGATCTCTGAATTGTTACCTTGACACGTTCGGAAATATTCATTCTATTTCAACCCCTTCAATACCGTTTGACTCGTCATAGTCAAACTCTATTTGTTCATAATATGACACCGTAAAATCTGCTTGGTGTCGTGCTTTGTATTGCCCCATATCTAGATCGGTTAAATCTCGAACCGACGAGGAACTATAAAACATCATGTTATCGGCTTTTAACTGCTCTCTGTAGTGACTTATATCCTTGATCATCATAATTTTGTTGATAATACTTGGATTGCCATCGTATAAATTTATAGACACCGTGGCCATGATTCTTTTACTTATAACGCCATCTGTTGTTAGTGTCTCGCCGCCATATCTCTGTCCAATAACGTTGATTGTTACAAACTGGCCATTCGGACGTGGTGAATCTTGATACGGCTTTAAAATCCTGTTTAAAGGGATCCCAGTTATATCGGAAATCAACTTCCTTATTAAATTATAGTTCATAGCTCGATCTCTTCAATTAAAAGCTTACCAAAGCCTCGATCTGGTCTTATGTCTGAGAATTTAACACGGCCTTTAATTCCGTTGAACTCCACAAGAGAAGCCGGAATAATTCCACCTGCGGCCTGTCGTTCAGGGTAAGCCTCACCGCTTGCAAGGTTAGCCACCCAGTCAACTCCTATTCTCGCCAATCCATCAGGGGTAAAAGAAGTGTTGCTCTGAGTGGCCTTTCTAATTAAAGCCTTGTGTGTGGATTCGGTGCGCTCTGGATCGACAAATTCCCCATCATCGTTGTAATCGGCTGGGGAACTTGCATTCATTAATTTTATAGGTGTATTTTTTTTAGCTGTATTCGTAAACATAGGTTACGCTTTGCCTTAAATTTCCGGTTTGCCCTATCAATGGTGCGGAGCTTTTCTTCCTTCTTATTGTAGCTGGTTTATTGGGCTTTAGCTCGGAGCTGCCCATTTTCTTTCTTACCTCCCCAACCGCTAGAGCTCCAACTTGATCGAATATTGCTTTACGTCTGATTTGACCGGAAAGATAGGCACCGAGATTTTTTTCAATGACTTTGGGCATTAAGTTTTGGTTATATTCGGCAATACCAAGCCTGAAGGCTGGACGCTCTGGAATGTCTATCTTGTGCGGCTTTGTAATTCCTTCGACTTCGCCGCTAAAAGAGCTAGGAACAAACTTTGCTTGACCATCTTTAATGATGTATTTCGTACCTCCGGGATGATTTATTGTTCCTCCGTACTCGTGGATGCGTGCGTATGTAGCAATACGTGCACCCGATTCATCTGTTTTCGAATCAGGTACGCCGATTTTTGCTTTGGCTTTGGCTAGAGATTTAAGTTTTTTTTGGATCTCTATAAATGGGTTTTTACTCGACATATCCGATCACAGCCAAGTTGTTGATACTAATTAATCTTAGATATTCACGGCCGTATTTTGTGCTTTCCCAGTAAGAATCCCCGTCTGGTGCTTTTACTGTTTCCGATTCATCTCCAACTGATGTGGAGATTGTAACTCCTGCGCTTTCAGATACAAGCTTATGAGCTGCATATAAGAAAGTAAGCCTTGCCTTGCTGCTTAGGTTGTAGCCTTCTACTTTATAAGCTCCGGAGACGACTCCAGAGACGACATCTAAAGCCTCATGTAGAAGGTAGCTTATTTCCTCGGTTTCGTACCCCTCGCTGAATGAGGGGTACCTTTTAAGAAAATCTTCAAGCATTTTCAGCAGGCTTTTCATCTGCTTCATTAAGAAGCTCGTTTAAAGTCGCTATCTCTTGATCTTTTGCATCTAGATCAGCTTCCAGTTTCTTGATTGCGGCCTTAAGCTTTTTGATCTCGCCTTCCGCTGCCTGACTGGTAGCGGAGATGGTTTTAAGGTGAGATTTAGTGCACAAAGCGCCGCTTTTGATGAAGTGATGCTCTGCGCTTAACTTTAGATCAACCGTTTCACCGGGCTTGATTGTGTGCTCTTTGTTTTTAACTAAAACCGTGATCGATCCTTTTCGTGTATTTGTTAAATGCATAATTACACCCCATCTACATAAGCAAAGGCTTCAGAGTTATATAAGAATCCCTCTGCTATTCTCGCCATCATGATTTGATTGTAATTAAAGCCGTTATTAGTTACAGGCGCCAGCATAGCTTTTGGTCTAACGATGTTCATGGAGTAAAAATCGTTACGGCGATCGCCCTGACAGATAAACATACAGCGATCCTTTCCGCCTTCGCCAAGTCCTTTTAAACGCCAGTTTGTTGTGAATTTAAAGCTTGGGATGTCTGCTTTAAACGCCTTAACGATTCGGGTTTTGTAGGTTTCGTCTGTGTAATCTGGATTAACTGGTTTGTTTAAAATCATAGAAACAGCAGGAGGCAATACAATTTCTTCTACCATTAGGTTTTGAGTTGTTTTGTCTGAAATGCGTTCAATTTGATTGAAAAACAGATCATAAACGCCGTTGAAATCGCCAGCGGTTACAAGCTGCTTGATAGTGCTTGCAGCTTCAAATAATGGGATCTCGTCATGATTCAATAGACCTTGCTTAATTCCTAGCTTATCATGGCCAATCAAAAACGCACGATCGATACCTTCCTCGAAGACAGCGTTAGAAACATCAAATTTGCGAGCCAAAGAATTGATCGGGGTTTCTCTTGATCTTTTGATTTCTTCAGCAGTCCAAGTAATGCCTAAGCCAGCATTTCTAACTGGAACATGATCAACGGCCTGCTTAATTGCAACAGTCGGTAGCTCTGGAGTATCAGAGCCCATTCCGTTAAGCTCGCCCACGCCCTCAATCATCAATTTAGAGATGGTTTCAGCGTTTGGAGAGCCTAGAACGTTGGTCATGCCAAAGTCCTTATAAGTCACCTTTGCGTACTTCTTAGTCAGGAACGTTTTTTCCATGTGTGTGAAGAAAACGTTTTGCGCAATATTGATCGTTCCGTCTGTGGATGGAGTTTGATCGGTCCAGCGTTGAATATCTTGATCTTCACTATCAATAAGTCTTAATTGTTCGCTCATTTTAAGCTCCTGCTCTTAATTGTATAAACATTCTTACGATCTCACCGTCTGAAGCTTTTGATTCAAAGCGTGCGTAATCCAGCTCAACATTATTTTCATCTTTAGCACCAAAAAAATGGCCTTTGTCGTCGCCCTTAATACACCAAAAAACTTTACCGCTACGCTCACAACCGCCATTCACTTTTACATAAATAAATCCAGAGCCTAGGATATTGATTTGATCGCCTTCATCGTAAGTGCCTTTATATTCAAAAACGTAAGGCACGACACCGCAAAAATCTTCTTTTGTTGAATTTTCATCAGGTAATGATGCGCCGGGATATTCACCAGATCTCGCCAAGCCTTGCGCTGGCTTAACACTGCCGACCACTTGGACATATTCAAGTGTGTAAGCAAAAGTTTTAGCGATCTGGCCATCAAAAGCCTTGTCTCTGATTGTTTTATATTCGTTGATTAGAGCCATTTTTTAGGCCTCCCCTCTAAGTTCTTTTACATAATCATCATAAGCGGTGCTGCTCGATGCCTTTTGATTCATGTTATCCACGCAATCCCCGAATTTCTGGGATCCCTCTTTTTTGGCTTCAACGGCCGCTTCAAAATAAGCTTCAACTTGAGCTTCAGAAGCGTCTTTCCAGTTTTTTTCATAGGCTTTTGTTTGCTCAAGAGCTGCACGCTTAACATCTAAAGCGCATTTACAATCTTTGAATTCGCCTTTAGGCACAAAAGAATCGGCAAGCTTAACCGTTTCCGCTGTTTGGATTTTATCCAAAGCGTCCTTATAGCCTTTTGCGTCAGATTCAGCTTTGTCTTTATCAGCTTCTGCTTTGGCTTTTTTCTTTTCCATGTCTTTGAGTTTTTTCTTGTCTTCTTCGCTCTCTGCTACTTTTTCAGCCATAGCGTCGTAAAAGTCTGTTAACTTTTTGGCGCTGTCTTCATCTGCCACATTAAATATAGAATCGCCAATTTGTAGGCGGATTGGTTGTTCCATTTTGTCGTCCTCGTTGTCCTGAAATTTGCAGGACTGGCCTGCCCGTGGTGTTTTTACTATGGACAGATGATTAGCCACCATGTCCGTAACCGAGTCATTGATCGCTTTCCCATCGTACCCCAATGAGAGCATTTGGTTTTTTTCTTCAATCGCTTTGATCGCTTTTTGATCGTGAATAATGCAATCCACAAGCACCCAATCGCCATCCTTGCTTCCTCTAGTCGTTACATGACCAACGACTGGAATCTTTGATCTATTAGCAGGGGTTACAAACTGCGGAGGATGGGAGCCGTTCGGCATCATTGTGATCGGAATATCCTTAAGAGAGTCAAGGAAGGAGTCCTTGAAAACCTCGCCTTCTTCCCTTTTAATCGTGAACTTTTGACTTGATGGCTTTCGGCCTAGCTCACGGCCTAAATAATCTTGATCGCCGATACGGGCAACTTTTGCACTTAATCGCAGGTTGCCCGCATCATCGTATGATCTAGTTGTTTCTGTTGCTGTATCAGTAAAAAACAAAGCTTGCCTCAAGTTATAGGATCTATATATCCTATATTATGATCGTTTTTTATCTTTTGGCAAGGTAAAATTTATACCTTCGATCAAAGGCTCATAAGTGCACATGCAATTTATGTGTGCCGTGCCGGGGTGGAGGTTCTTTTCTTCCTTGTAGCTTGCGCCCTTTTTATAGGTGTAAACCCCTTCACCAAAGCCTATATCGCGCCTTGCAATCTCGTAGCATTTAACGCTTGCGTTAGGATATAAACCAGCCGGATCGCCTGAAACTCTTTGCGTGCCAGTCGTGCGCCATCGGTAGTACACAAGGCCGGAATCTTCGGATCTTTGCCTCTCCACTGCGGAGAGAGTTTTGGCATATTGATCGCGAGCGATCAGTCTTGCCCTTTTTTTACTAACTCTGGCTCTATCTGCGATCTGATTGCTTAAAGCGGTTGGGGATAAGCCAGCGATCACACCGTCATTAACAACGGTCTGTACTTGTCCTATATAACCTTGCGCCATGTTTTTTATTAACTTTGTATTCTCGCTGATTGTCATTTTAAAAAGCTCTTGGGTTTGCTTTGCTGCAACGACCTTTTTAAAGTCAACACTTAGATCTGTTGGCAATTTTGAATAAAAATTATTTTGCGCTTGCTGGCCTGATCTCTTGATAGGCACTGCGAGTATCTGCGCTATATGTTTTTGAAATGACTTGCTTGAAAATAATGAATCAAGCTGCTCAAAATAACTACCAAGGAGATCGGCGTCATTTATGTTTTTAAATAAATTCAGTCTAAGATCTTTTGTAATCAGATCGACGGCTTGCCTATTTATATAAGCAAGCTGTTTTTCAGGACTCGCTAAAATCGGCGGTTTCTTGATCAACTTCTCTGGCTTCATTTTCCATCGCCTCTCTATCTGCTATTTGATCCGCTGTTATACCGTAGTCGCCTTCTTTTTGCCATTTTGCCATAAGTTGGCTTACTGTGATCGCCTGAGCTCCAAGCAGCTTTAGATCGGAATCAATTTTCTTGCTGTTTACTTCCGCTCGATCTTTGTCGCTTAACTGCATGATTGAATTAAAATCCCAGTCGTAATCTTCAGGAAAATAACCTAAAGATGAGCGCAAGAACACCTGATCAAATTTTACAATAGCCTGTCTTAAAACGCTGCTCTGGTACTTAACCACATGCTTTGCATAAGCCTCTCGATCTGCTCCGCCTTCTGTGGATAACCCTGTCTGCATGTCGCCCCAGAAGTAACTAATCGGGTAGCCGCCAACACTTGAAACAACCCTTTCCAGTTTTGATAGTGCTGCATCAATACCACTAAAATTCATCGGAGATCTTTCTATACTCTCATTTGTGTTGTCTATAGCGATAAAACCAGTCGCTTTACTTTCTCTGGACATTCTTTTAATTCTGGACACAAGCTTAGATATATCCTCTTTTGACGAATCACTTAGACCTTCGATCTTATAAAAATCAAGATGACCTTTGCCGATCAGCTTGTTAAGATCAGCCCAAGCATTTTCCACGCCTTGGATATGGCCGTCTACAGCCATTAGAGCCGGATCGCCATAATAACTCGAGCCTTGCACACGAGCTTCAAAAGGAACTTTTTCGCCCATGATCATAATCATTCGGGTATAATGCACACGCTGCAAGCCAATCTGAAAGAATTCCGGCATTCTATATTGATCGGAGAGCGGATCTATAATGTTCTCGCTATACTGTGCAGGCGCTAAAATTCCAGCGTTATAACCTAAAACCCTATAAGAAATATCGGAAGATTGATTTATAGAATCAAGATCAAGAGGCTCCTCCATGTCCTGATCTTTAATGATGATTGCAATACCTGCGCCGCCATTGATTCGAGCTGATTGACACAGATCGGCAAACATATTCACCACGTTTTGCTTCTTCTCTGCCTTCTCGATTTCGGCTGCGCTCTCGCAAGTGACCGATCGCCAGTTGGCCGTGGCATCCTCTGCCAATAAGTCGATATAACGCCTAGCAAGTGCGGATCGTCTGTACCTGTTGACGTAATAAGTGCCAGTGTACAGAGTCACGTCCTCTGAGACCTCGCCCCCGAAATCGGGGGCATTATCCGTTAACTTAACCGACTGCTTTTTTTTTAAAAAATTAAACATCCTCGGCTGGCTCTTGCATCAGCTCCACGACGTCGCCAGTGTTTTCGATGGCCTGATCAATGTCATCTTGATCAAATCCAAGACTACCTAAAAGCAACATCCCAAAGAACACCAAAAGCGTGCCAATGATCGATTTAGTATTCATTTTTTTTGCTTGAACAGCAAAATTTAGCGCTAACTTAATTATTGAATCCATCTTGCCTTGCCCTCTCTAATGTCAACATGAACAAATCTTTTACCCATTCTATAGTATAGCCCAAGACCGAGGTTATCAGGGAACAATGAATCCAAAAAACTATAGACCTCTTGCGGCTCAATACCTCTTACTTTAATATCTGCTGCTGTGCATAACTTATGCTGACTGCGATCAGAGCCTCCCACTGTTTTGTTGTGCTCTTCGCATCGTTGCGAGCTTGTAATAGTCACAGCAGAGCCAAATTTTAACCTTACAAGCTCCAAGATCGCCACAAGCCCGATCGGTACAGGCTGTGATTTTCTTACTTTGCACTTTGTGCACTTGCAGCGGAACTCTCGCTCCTTAAAGTGTTTTGTGTTCATTTGCTACCCCCAAGACGGCAAAACGAATTATATTTCTTTTGCTTTTACCTGCTTTTGTAATTCTTTTGTGCCATTGATAAGCCTGTCTACGAGGTACTCCGATCAATGCGCAGGCTTTTGTCATAGTCATCCCTGCGACACGGTGGCAAAAATCAGGCAATGATTCGCCCTCTTTAAAATCCTCATTGCGATCAAAACCTCTTAAGATCGCATCGTAGATATGCCGTTTTTTTCCAGTGCGCCAATTTTGGATAGAGCCCATTGATAAGGCTCCGCCTAGTTTTTCGTGAAATTGCTTGTCTGTCATTTTAAAATCCTCTTTGTCTGTTGCTAAAAATTATAGCATCAGTTATAGTTACTAACAAGGTTTTATAGTTCCATCTGCTCCACAAGAAAACCTTTTAAAATCAAGTCTGTTAGTTTAATAGTGCTAATAGCGAATGCCTAGAGATACTTTTTTATATATATATAAATCGAGGTAGCTTTAGCTACATCTATAAATAGATAAATTAAAATAAACGCATATGATATTTTTTTTACCTCTACTAATAGCACTATTAGTACTAACAAGGCTGATATTAAAAGAAATAAAAAAACTATTTGACACTATTAACAATGATGCGCTATAGTTATAACCGTTAAACAAAACAAATGGAGATAAACGTGCAAACATATTCAATTCAACTCAATGGAAGCGAAAAACTGGAGCAAATAGCGCAGCTTATTGCTGTACATGCGCCAGATCATAAGCCAGCAAATAGGTTCGGCCATAAGACTGAGACTTACTCATGGGAAATGAAAGGCGGATGGGTTAAAAATAGCACTATAGCAGCCCTTGACGAGCCCAGTGTATTAGTTTTAGGCGTACACAACGGGATCATTATCTCAATGACCCAACACACTAACTACTCGTTAGAAGGAGCCAAACCATGCTAGCTGACCTGCTCAAGCGAGGCGAAGCCCTCAAAGCCAAAAACCAAGAGCGTGGCCTATTTTGTGTTATCGGTAGTGAGCCCGGATGCGGTAAAACCTCTTTAGCCGCCTCATTGCCCAACCCTGTCTTTTTGCTTGCAGAGAATGGATTGGCTTCAGTCTCAGAGGCGCAACAACCAGCGGTACTTGGTACCTTGGCACCATTCGCTAAACTTGCAGAAAATGGCGAGCCCTTGGGCATAGTCCAGCAGATTAGCGAGTACTGCCGCCTCTTAGCCACCGAAGAGCACAACTTCAAAACATTAGTGATCGACACACTTTCAGCGATGGATGCAATGGTTTGTGAGTATGTTGTAGCCGTAGCACCTAACAACAAAGACGGAAGCCGCCCGACTTTTGAGCAAGCCTACGGCGGCTATGGCAAGGCTTATTTGGAGGTTGGAGCGGTTCATGCGATTATCTGCCAAAAACTTTTAAACCTAACAAAGCGGGGGATCAATGTTGTTTTGCTGTCCCATATAAGAAGCACGGTTGACCGAAAACCAGACGGGGAGGATCTAACTGTTTATGGTCTAGCATTGACCGATGGCACAAAATCCCACGCCTCGGAATGCTACTTCCGCAACACCGACATAATGATGGCCTTAACTCGTGACTTTAGTAAATCAGAGTGCGGCAAAGCCCAAGGAGGTGACAACAGAATGATCAAGCTACAAGGCGCAGCCTATAAGTTCGCCAAGTGCAGAGATTCAAGAGTAGTTCCAAGCTCCATCCCTTTCATGAGAAACGATCAAGGTATTTACTTAAACCCATTCAACGGAATTTTTAACAAACTAGGAGATTCAAATGTTTAATTTTAATGTTACTAATATAGATTCAGTCGGCACTACTTTTAGCAAGCTTCCAAAGCTCATTCCTCACGGTTCAAGATTGTGGGCTTTCGTCAACTCCGTATCGATGGAGGATACACACCCAGAGAGCGTGGCTAAAGAAGGCGCAAAATTCGTTAAAGTTGAGTTCGAAGTCCTTGAAGGACAGGCCAAGGGGATCACGGTTGTTTCAAAATTCAAGATCAATCACCTTAAAAACGCACAAAAAGAGATAGAAAACCTATCGGTTCTAGATAAGATCTGCGGCGGCACGCTCATTAAACGAGCAATGGCAGGCCAAACAATGGTTGATGACGCAGCACTTAAATCAGCTTTCGAGGTTGGAGCAAAGGTTTTTATCCTTATCTCTCAATGGGAGTATAACGGCGACACAGGAAACAATGTTGTAGGCGTTGCGGATAAAGGCGAGGATCTTTTAAATGGCGAGGTTATCGATAAGCCAATGAAAAAAAGCCAGCCACAAGAAGCCTTAGCAACAACTGCGGCAGCTTCAATGGCAGTCACTGAGGCATGGGAGACTGACCTATGAACTACCCAATCTTAAACAACAAGCTGGCGGCGTTTTGTCGCCAGCACCTAGCCCAGATCGGTATTATAGATGTAGGATACAGTCGCTGGAACCCAATCACTGACGAGCATATTTTTATATGCTCACTAGAGCAGTTTGTAACAGACGTCTACTACCCGATGAACTGCGACAAAGTGGCTGCGGAGATGTTGGAGGACGGCGCTTTTCCGGTTGACGATGATCATCCTATTAAAATTGAGTACGACAAGATCAAGGGCGTCCCATGTAAGGAGCAAATCATAACTAACCGTACCAGCACTGGCTTTGATGAGTTTGTTGTGACATCCAAAGAACGCCTAAGTGTCGATGAAATAGCTTACTTGAGACGCAAAATGGCCGCCATTGTCTACATGTTTAGAGACGCCGAAGGCCACCCGATCCGCAACCTAGACGCAGTAAAACGACAGTTTGGCATGGCTACAACTCAGATCCCAGCAGAGCACAATCTTTATTATGATTTTGACGGGATTGTGCTTAATGTTGATGAATTAAAAGCCCTTGCCAATGCTTATCTATATAATCGAGCATCAGCCATTCACTGCCCTGTTATCGCAAGCGTTAAGATAAAACTGGGCGACCCAAACATGAGCACACCTACCATGTTCTCATTGCTTGAAGCTCGCCACGTAATCCCGGCTTTGAGAGGTGTATCATGATCACGCCTTACCAAATCGCCACTATAATGGGGTTTACCTCATCGACAGTAAAAAAAGAAGTGCGCCGATCTGTTCGTGCTATTAAAGGCTTTGCCCCTGAGAAATCAGGGGAGGACAGCTACGAGAAACACAAGGCAAGATTGCTTGATACCGTGATCTTTGATCTCGAGCAAGCTGGCGCAACCGTGAAACAAAACCTTGAGGCAGTCAAAAGAAACGGCGTTTATATGTCGCCAGCTCTGCTTGTAAATGAAACGCCTTGCTTTATCTCGTTTGCCTCGTGCGAAATCAGTGACAAAATGATCAAAAAAATGCAAGTTTATATGGCACTTTATGGCCAGTCTTGCGCTTCATTTTTCGATCTCCACGGCAATTTAATTCAGGATGTAGAGCCAGATCCTACGCTTGATTGCTCGCTAGCTATCGAGGAATACCAGCGGTTGGTCGACGCTGAATTAGATAACATCGAGCACATGCTTGATAAATCTGAGACAGTCAGCAGTGAATGGGGGGATCGCTATGCTTTGCTTCAAAGCAATCTTGATACAATTAAAACGGAAATGAATAACCTCAAGGAGCAAATGATCCTAGAGGCCAATGTAAAAGGCCTAGATAAAATTGTCAGCGGAGGCTATCAGCTCATAAAAAGCAAACAAAAAGGGCGTGTAAATAAGGACGCTATGCTTAAGGATCTAGCACCAAACTGGAAAGATCACGCCGAGGAATATACTGGAGAGCCCAGTGTGGTTTGGATGATTAAGAAAAAAAAGATCACTGAATAAGAAAAGAAGCCCACCAACACGGTGGGTTTTTTTATTTGACATCATTTAAAAATAGGGTTATAGTTAGGTTTCTATTTAAGGAGATAGCCATGAAAATAATCAAAACCGAAAACCTGCAAACAGTCAAGCGCACGACGGTTGTTGCGCACGGTAAAACTTATGTAGTCACAGCCAAGCTAAGCACTGGCGGTTTTTTTGGAAAGGAATGGCAGTTATTAAAATGGAATGAAGCTGTTACAGCAAACGAGCTTTTACAGGCTATTATGCAATTTGAGACAAAGGAGATATAAAGATGCTTAATTTTTTAAAGAAAGAAGAAGGTGTTGTTGAGGGGATAGTTAAGAGTATTCAGCCTTACGGGGTTTTCATTAATACTGATTGCGGCAGATCTGGCATGATTCATCAGTCCAACATCGAATGGAACAGTATAAAGCACAAAACATCTATATTCGGCATTGGTGACAGGTTGAAAGCAAAGATAATCGGAGAGAAGTGCGGTAAAGGCTTAGAGCTTAGCATTAAGCACCTTACGTTTAATCCAAATCTACAGTACAAGGTAGGTGATGTCTTTGAGGGGTTTGTCAATGGAGTTACTGATGACTCTTTGGTTTTACGTCAACCAAGTGGCGCCACTGGCTTTGTGCATCATGATTATATCAGTCACGATGATCGCAACCCTCAGCTACTAGATGCTTTTGCGGTGGGAGATTTAATTAAAACACAAGTTATTTCTTCATGCTCTGAAAACGCTTTGCAGCTAAGCATAAAGCACTTGGAGCCATGCCTTTATGAGGAATACGCAAAGAGCTTAGAGCATTTTCAAGAGATTGAAGGCAAGATCTCATGTTATAGACATGGCATGCTTTCCTTTCAGGTTGCACCACGTGTTTGGTTCTCTATTCCGGGATCACAAACAAGCGGCCTAGTCATCGGTGATCACGTCACTGGCAAGTTTGATGGAGTCATGAAAAAGTCTAGATGCTTAAAGCTCTTGGTAGCTACAAAAAAGCCATTTGAATGGCGTCAAAAACACACAGTCAATTACAGCTTTATATAAGGAGATATAAGATGCAAATAGAAGATTTAAGGGTTTTAAGCGGTTTTATTGAGCTTGTTCTTATGGCTTTTTCTTTTTACTACGAGAGAAAAGGAGAGCTTAAAAAGTCTAACTCATGCCTTTGGTGGGTTCTAGGGATAGGTATAGCGGTTAACTTGTTTATAGATTTTGTCATCAAATAAACCCAACCCCCTCTCCAAGTGCGAGAGGGTATTTCAAACAAAGGAGATATAAAAATGCAATTAATCCAAGCGAACATCCATAAAAACGCAACACCGAAAGAAACTATTGATATATTAAAGCGTGCAGGGGTGCGCCAAAGAATGGTGGCCATTGATGACGAAATCCGCTTTATTTATAAAAATCATGCAGCTCCATTTTTAGTTGATATAGAGCAGGATATGAAGCTTATGGCGTTCGTCACACCTAAAGGAGCGGTGTCTCATATTGTGGGTGTTCTGGACGATGACGGTATTGAGGACGACCCGATCATAGAGGACAAATAAACCCAAGCCCCCTCTAAAGGGGCTTTTTTATGCTATACTTATAATGTTTTAAACAGGAGATGAACATGAAGCCACGCTACTACCAACAAGAAGCGCACGATGAGATCATGCGCTACATACCCAAAACCCTTGAGCCACTTTTACTAGACCTTGCTACTGGCACAGGTAAATCCATTATCGTGTCAATGATTGCAAAGTCGGTGCTTAACAAGTCGGGCAAGCGTATTTTGTGCTTGGCACCATCCAAAGAGCTTACCGAGCAAAACCACCAAAAATACATCCAAACAACTGGCGAGCGTGCGAGTATTTACAGCGCATCAATCACAAAATGCACAAGCCATGATGTTATTTTTGGGACACCCAAAAGTGTATTAAATTCTATCGAAAAGTTTCATCAAGATTATGCTGCTGTAATAATTGACGAAGCCCATAATCTCACAAGCACGATTAAGGAGATCGTAGAAAAATTACGGCAGTCTAATCCAAGGCTTAGGATTATAGGCTTGTCGGCCACGCCATACCGCACTGGCGAAGGCTATATATACGAGATCGACCATAAAAACAACTTGGCTAATAAAGGGGCTTATTTTAAAAGATGCGTTTACCGCTACACGACGCATCAAGGTATTGAAGATGGATTTTTAACACCAATAGAAACCATCCCACCTGCGCTGTCTTATGATGTTACAAAGGATTACAAGCCAAGCATGGACAGCGCCATTTTTGACAAACGGGCTAAAAGTGCCCAGATCGTCGATGACTGGCTACCTCAAACAGTGGACTGTAAAGGGGTTATGGTTTTCTGCGCAACATTGGCACAAGCCGAGTTTGTTCATCAATATCTAGAGGCCAAAGGCGAGTCCGCAGTGTTTGTCAGCGGTCAAATAGATAAAGCAGATCGTGAAAGGAATATTAATCTTTATAAACTCCAAAGAGCAAGAATAATAGTTAATGTAGGTGTTCTTACAACTGGGTTTGATGCGCCACACACTAGCGCAATCATAATCATGCGCTGTACTGAGTCAAGGCAGTTGCTTCAGCAAATAATAGGCCGAGGGCTTAGGCTTTATGAAAATAAATTATACTGCCTTTTGTTTGAATATGGCACCAACATTGAACGCCACAAGCTCGAAGACGATCTATATTCGCCATTGATTAAAAAGCTGGAAGCCAAAGAAGCAATGCCTGAAATCCCTGTTCAGTGCCCGAAATGCAAGCATAGCAACAACTTTAAAATGCGCCGTGATCTGCCTGATTTAATTCTTGCACAAACTGGCAAAGTAGCGGAGCCTCACCAATGCGCTGGATATGTCGATCCAGATGGTACTTTTGAGGGTTTACAGGCGCACACTGGGCAACGCTGCCAAGGTTTTGAATTTAGGCATGGCGTTTCAATTCAATGTGATTTTAAATACGAGAGCAAACCGTGCGGGGCTTGCGGTCATGAGAACACTATAGCCGCCAGAAAGTGCCGGTTGTGCGGTGTTGAATTGATCAGTCCTGAAGAGCATCTGGAGATTACGCATAAAAAAATCAAAAAAGACCCATACACCGCAACAGTGGACGAGGTTCAAAGCTGGAAATTTGATCTGAAAAAATCAAAAAAAGGCGATGATATGTTGGTTGTGGAGTACAAGACAGAGTTTAGAAAAGTTACTATGTATTATTTGGACAGCCAAGCATGGAACTTTAAACCCTTCTCTCTAGCCACCTTTCCAAACTCCGCCCCGTGCCCTAGCGTGCGCATGTGGTACAAGCATTCAGCTAAGGCGCAAATGCCAAAAAACATCCTTGTTAAACGTAAACGAGGGACTCAATATTTTGAAATTAAGGGATACAATCATGAAGATTAAACAGTATGGGGAAATGTCATTTCGTGGCACTTGCGCTCTTGAAGACTCGGAGCAAATCATGTTTTTAAAATGGCTGGAGCGCAACTACAAGCACTTGTGGGAACTTTGCATCCATCCAAAAAATGAAGGCAAACGCACAATGGCGCAAGCCAAGCGTGAAAAGGAGATGGGACTAAAAAAGGGTGCTCCAGATTTAATCATCATGACCACGCCACCCATTCTGATCGAGATGAAACGCCGAGATCCAACTAAAAACAAGGCCACCAAAGAGCAAATCGATTTTTTAGAAAAAGCTCAAGCTCAAGGTGCACGCTGCGCAATCTGTTATGGCTCGATTGGAGCCAAGGAGTTTATAGATGAAATATCCTGATTTATGGTGGCTTAAAAAGTTGTCTACAGAAGCCAGACTAAACCAAAAGGAGCTAAAAAAGATAATAGAATCCTACGGGGAATGGTACAAACAAGGAGGGCGTGCCTATGCAAATAAAAAATATAGAGTTTGGTTGTTTGAGACTGGCAGGCTTTCTATAGAAAATATCCAGCGAGTTACAGTTGAGTTTAGAAAAATTGATCATTTAATGGCATTAGATGCTATAGTTAGGCGAGACTATAGACAAAAGGAGATAGCGCAATGACTGCAAAAATAATGGCTGAAGGGGGCTTTAAGAGGCTGATCGCAATACACCCCATAATCAATGGGGAATGCTCTTGCGAAAATCCAGAATGTAAAATCGCAGGTAAACACCCTTACGACAACGGATGGCAGAGCCAACCACCTAGATCAGATCATTCAATAAGTTTTATGATCGAGCGTCAAAAACTCGATCAATATGGCGTTGTTTTGACCGATGAGCAAGTACTTGTGGTTGACGAAGATCCAAAAAACGGCGGAAGCATCACTGATCTAAGCGCAAAAATAGGCGTTGATCTTCACAGTGCTTGCGGCTTTACTGTGCGCACTGGCTCAGGAGGGCACCATCTTTATTTTAAATTTCCTGAAAATATGCCCTTTACTCTTGCAAGTGAGGACGGGATCGACTTTAAACGATCTGGGCAAGTTGTCGGCGCTGGATCAATGCACAGATCGGGCAATCGATATGAAATTATAAAAGGCCATCCAAAGAATCTAACAGTCCTGCCACCTGCGCTTGTAGAGCATATCAAAAAGGAAGCAACCCCAGAATCAGAGGCGGTCTATACGCCGTCAAGTGAGGACGATGTGGAAGACATGCTTTCATATCTTAGCCCTGATCTTGGTTATGAGGATTGGCTAAGAGTCGGCATGGCTCTACACAGCGGCGGCCACTCTTTCGATAAATGGCATAACTGGTCAAGTGCAGGGTTAAAATATTCTGGCGAGTCTGACATGCTCAAAAAGTGGAATAGCTTTTCCGGTGACACGGTAGGCATGGGAACGCTCGTTTACATGGCAAAAGGCGCAGGGTACGTTAAAAAAGTTGAAGTACCAGTTCAAGCAGTTCAGCAAATCAAAGAAATTGACATGGATATTTTCGATCCATGCGTGCCGCCAAAGGGCTTGGCCTGCGATCTGGTCGGCTTTATTAATAGCCAGTGTCGATACCCTCGGGAACAGCTTGCAGTGCTTGCTGGGCTTTCCGTTCTGGGTAATCTCGTAGGGCTTCACCATGTTGACGATCTGGGAGCTACAGCAAACCTATACTCGATCAACGTGGCGGCCTCATCGACTGGCAAAGAAGCCGTGCAATCAGTAGTAAAAGAGATCTTGAGAACCGCAAAACTAGGCGCTTTTGTTTATAGCTCGTTTAAATCAGAGCAAGCAATTTCTAGAAACATCATCGAGCACCAGCCGAGCTTTTACTTGATGGACGAATTAGGCGAGTTCCTGAAAAAGGTCACCAAGGCAAAAGACAGTTATTTTACAGGAGCTATCGCCAAGTTGATGGAGGTTTACACTAAAGCGGACGATTACTACCTATTAGATGGTGACCAAATGCGTGAGCAAAAAGCGATCATAGCCAAGCAAATTGATTCAGTGACGACCAAGATCGCAAAAGGCGTAGCCAAAGAAGAGGAAGACAAGCTGGCGGCAATTAAAAACGCATTAGAAAACGAGCTCGAGATGATTGATGAAGGAATAAAAAACCCCTTTGTATCTCTAACAGGATTTACAACAGCTTCAACATTGACTCATATCATGACTGAAGAAATGGCATCAAATGGCCTTTTGTCCCGTTGCCTGATCTCGGAAGAAAAAGAGGATAACCCAAAGCGTAAGCGAGGATTTAAAAAACCTGCCATGTCCGAAGGTTTGGCAAACAGAATTAGATCGGCGGCTCTGTTTGACCGTGATTTAAACCAGAAACGTTATGCGTGCGCTACGCCTGAGCACGTTATACAAACGCCTGAAGATGTCTTGGATCGCCTTGAGGAATCGGCTGACTTTTTCGAAGAGCAAGCGGAGAGAGAAAAAGAAAAGCTGGGGCTCGTCCCGCTTTGGCGACGTGGTTATGAAATGGTATTAAAATTGTCATTCATCATGGCGTGTACCGAGCCTTCCAAGCGGCGCACGGTTGAGATCGTTAACTGGTGCCACTGCTTTGTTGTCAAAAACATTGAAACTAAAAGACTACTGATTATGGGGAATCTTGAAGGTAGTGAGGACAGCAAGCGAAGCATGAAGATTTACAACAAACTCGATAAAGAGATTGGGATCTCGGTCGCTGGAATTAAAAACCAGCTGAGAACTTTAGATCCTACTGAGATCCTGAACTACCTAGAGGCAATGGTAGCAGCAGGAAAAGCACGTAAAGAGGAATTCGAAACCAAGAAAATCGGCCAAGAAAAGGTGGTTAAGTACTTCAAAATCTAACAGCTCCAGTCTCTCCTAGACAGCGTATTAGCATTAAATCCAACGCTGTTTAGGCTTCTACTCCGTGAACAATAATTCTTAGCCCTGTCTGTGCCGGGTGCGTTCCTCATATCGGGATCGCCAAAGTTGATGATCTTACCAGTGCTTAGCTGAATAGCCGTCTTAGCCTTGCCTTTGGCTTTGCTCTTGACGATCCGCACTTTACCAATCCCTTTTATAGTGTATGTTTTTCCAATCTCTAATGACATGATATTTCCTCCGCCACTAAACTATAGACGAAAAAAAGCCCCTGCGCCGGAGATAGAGCGCAGAGGCTTGAACTACACTTTTAATTATAACAAAGAATACAAATTATGCAAATAAAAAAACCACCTCGGGAAAGGTGGTTTTGCGTGCCTAGTTCGAAGCTAGGACTTTCTTACAAGGATAGAAACAATATGAACTACACTTTTAATTATAATGCACCTTGCCAAGTTGTCAACAGAATAATGCCATTCCTTTTTTCTTGCTCTCTTCCCAGTCGATGTCGGGGGTGTCTTTACTGATAAAGCTTTTACTGTTGACTAAGGTTTTTGCAATACTAAGCATCTCGGCCTCAGACACAAGATCATTGCTTAGAAAAGTTGGATCCAATCCTTTGCTATCGTCATTCATGATGTCCATGAGCATTTCAAGCTCCTCCTTATCTCTTGGTGAAAAATCTTTAAATGGGCATGTCATATTTAAAAGCTCTTCTCTCTCGATTACCACAAGTGCCGCACTTGCCGCCAGCACTTACCATGTCGCGGTCGCATTGGCAATAAAACCAATTGCGCCTTGGAGTTCTTGCTAGCTGTCTGTTGGTTTTGCTGTACTCGCCAAAGTTACGCTGCTTTTTCATGTATTTTTGCGCACAAGTCAGCAACAATATTTTCAAGCTCGAGTGTTAATTGCCACGCTTTTTTTATGTCTTCAATCATGCTGCTTTCTCCTGATTAGCTAAAAATGAATCATGCATTTTCTTGATCTCGGCTTTTAGCTCGAGAGTTAGTCTTAAAATTCGCTTGCTGTTTTCTAGCTCCATCTTTTGCAGATTAGCCTCCGCACTCAATAAACTTTGCTCGGCTTTCTTTAGCGTTTCAACTTGGTATTTTGTGAACATGATTGCTCTCCTAGTTAGTATGGACTTTTTTTAAAAATTCAATGCTGTCAGGATTCGCAAATTTTCTATTAAGCCTCAGCTTTTCTTTGACGGACTTTATTAGCGCATTTTTCTGATCTTCGGTCAGCTCTTTGGTAATCATGTTAATCTCCAAAGTAAAGAAGGCTTGACAGTGCGCAAGGCAGGGTGTCAAGCTCGGTTATTCACAGGCCTTAAAGGCTACTTTTTCAGTATAACAAAAAACCCCGCACATGGCAGGGCTTTTGTTTTTTTTGGTTGTTTAGGCTTCGACCCATTCCTCTCCATTGAACTCAACTTTGACCAAATGCGGCAGGTCATAGATAGGGTGAAGGTCTTTGCATTCTTCGATCGGTAATCCGAACCATGTCTCCCTGTCCGTTGCCTTGAAGTCTTTAAGCCATTCGGTCTTGGTGGCGACGTCGCCGCTTACGGTGTGCATAAGAAATAAAGAGTCTGAGCCTATTTTTTGTTGCTGTAAAGATATGCTTTGAGCTGTTTGTAAATTCATTTTGTGTATCTCCTTTGTTTTGATGTTCTAACTATAACCCATGTATTTTAGGGTTGCAAGCCTTTTTTACTAAACTTCATTGCCCCAGCTGTGCCAGCCAGCTCTTTTGTTCCGTGCGAAAAGCTCGATCTTTGGGCAGTCCATGCCAACAAGTTTTTCAATTTTTTCATATGCTTCGATGGGCTTTTGGCTATGCTTCAGGCGTGGCGAAATGATGGCACTATTTACGCCTCTATTTTTTATAATTTTAGTGCCCTGACCTCTAACGCCAAGCAAACAGATCTCGGCGTTGGATCGGGTGTAGTGCCCCATGCCTGTGGCTGGCGTGACACCGTCCTTGCACGTTTTAATCCAAGTAAAAGCTTGCGTCTTGTACTTAAACCCCCAAGCAGGAAAGCACTGCATAGCAAGCTCCAAGCATGGGAACGTTGCCCACATCATTAATAAGCAACTATCATTTGCCAGATCTGCGACATTTAAATTTAAAATATCTTTGTCCGACATTGTAGGGTAGTGACGCTCTGCACCGCCTCTTTTCATTGATTTACTGTTATAACGCCACGGCGGATCGGCGAGGATTAGATCGTAGGTTTTGTCGATGTTTATCATGTTTATCTCCTTTTTAAATTTAAAAACCCTGCGCTGGGCAGGGTCTTTTTGGGTTTAGCTGAGCTCTTTAATCACCTGCTCGGCTTCATGAACTAAATTAATAACCTCTTCAGCCTTAATTGCTTCATTTAATTGAGCCTTGCAAAGCTCATCTGCTTTGTCGTAACCCCTAGCCTCGTCAAGCTCCAGAAGCTGTTGGACAATATCAGTGTAAGCATCAGATTCTAAGATTGAATTAACAAGCTCGTTGATGCGAACAAAAGACTCTTGCTTTTTTTGAGCTGCTTTTAATTCAGACGCTGCTTTTTTGATGGCCTCTTCGTCATTGGCTTTTTCGGCCACATTTAAAGCCTTTTGCTTGATTTTCAGCTCATTACCAGTGGTTAGGCTTAAACCGAATAGGCTCTGCTTAAGATCTAAATCTTTGTTGCCTTTGATTACATACTGCAACTCATAAAGATCATGGTAAAACTCGGCTTTATCAACAGCAACTTGCGAAACAACTTCTTTGGTTTTAGTCAAGCCGGGTATATCATGACATCCAGTTAACGTCAACGCAGCTACTACCAATGTTAGTAATTTATTCATGTTTCTTGTACTCGTATAAGGCATCTTGCCAAAAGTTTTTAATTTAAATTTACAACATAAATATTATTACACACCATCTAAACTTGTGCAATAATTAGACAGTGATAAATTTTAGGAGATAGATATGACTGCATTAATAATGATCATTGGCTGCGCTGTTTTATATCATAGAGTTGACTATATAAGCGCATCGTGTGCTATACTTTACTTTTTTATGCTATTATTAGCATGTTACCTAATCAAAAATGGAGATATAAAATGAGTGAGCTAGATAAGCTAAGAGCTGGATTAAAAAGTGCTAATGTAACTATCAACGATTATAAAGGGCGTGCTAGGCGTGCCGAGGCTTACAGTAAAGAGATCTTGGCTAGATTTGATGAGGGTGTAAAAGCTTATCAGAATATTGATAAGGCCTACAAAAACTCATTGGACGAAGTTAAGCGAATGGGTAGCCACTTAAGCGAAGCAAAATTTCTGATCAACTGTGATTCGAAAAGCATTCTAGAAATGAAGAGTGAGCTTGAGAATCTAAGATCTAATCGAAAGCAGCAACAAGAGCAAGTTGCAAATTTATTCAGTGAGCTGCGTTCATCTGAGAGTAAGGCAAAAAAACTGAGCGAGGAACTTCACGATCTAAAGGAAAACACGATCCCTTGCTGGTTTTGCTTCTTGTCTGGATCTCTTGCCGCCTCTGTGATTTTTGAGCCCGTGAGAACTTTTTTGGAGTGGCTTTTATGATTTTTTTATTGTTTTGTATAGCTGTTACAGTGTTTTCTGGTTTATACGTGCTTTATATTGTGCGTGATATGAATCCATTGTTCGTACTGCCATTTGTTTGTGCGCCGCTCTCGTTTGTCTTGGTGTATGCGTACTATTATTCGATTTTGCTTTTTATAATGATTTGAGGAAACAAAATGAGCAATGAAAAAATGGTTTTTATATTTTCCATCAGGTATGTAAGCAAATATGGCTCGGAAGCGGTGTGCAACTCTGCTTGTCTTGACTCAAATGAGGATTCAGCGGCTAAGAGTGCTTTTGCTTATCATATGCGAAATTATAAAGACAGCGCAGTGGAAAAACTGAGATACATATGCAAAATGACCTTAGATGAGTACAGGGATTTAAAGTTAAATGAAGTTTACGGGGATTTTAAATAAAAAAGGGGCATACGCCCCTTTTCTTTACTTCGCAACAATCAAAGCAAAATCAACTGCCCCAACTGTCGGCGCACCGCTAAGAGTAAATCGAGGCTGTAAATCTTGCGTTAGCAATCGATAAACAGGAATCTCAAAAGTACCCACAGAGCCCAGTTGCCCAGCGTCTAAAGATCCAAAATGACCAGCGTCACCAGCATGGCCAATGTCTAAAGTCGCCCCAGCGTCGAATCCTGCTGTCACTCGCACTTGCAAAACAGATACATATAAACCGCTGTCAATCTGAGTGCTAAAAGCCGCACCGCCAGCATCTGAATGAGTGATCGACTTATGGCGAACTTTAACTGCAGCTGCGTGTGCGTCAGTATAGGCTTTGCCAGTTGCTGAAACCACAGCATCAGTACCAGCGTCTAAAGCCGAAACATTTTTAAGCGCTTTTGTAGTGCTGTTAAAAATTTGCGTTCCATTACTTTGGATGTTGCCGTTTACGTTTAGATCATTTTCTACAACAACATCCAAAAGACCGTTGTCATTGACCAAACTGAAAGCAGCATCAAAAGAAGCTTGGAACGCTTCAAGCGCAGTAGCTCGGTTTTGTAATGCCAATTCTGCCGCATCACTATCTACTTCGTTTTGGTCGACGTCGGCTTGGACTGCTGCGATCGCTGCGTTTAGATTTGTTGATAATGTAGTAATATCAGCCGCATTATTTTTAACAAAATTAATGATTTCCTGAATTTCGTCCAATGTTGCGTCATCAGCTTGTAAAATTGTCTCAATCGCAGCAACTCTAGCCATCAGAGTCGTGTGATCTGCCATTGCCGTGGCGTCTTCAGGGTCAACGCCTTGTGCAATTTTGATCCGCCCTAAAGTAGCCATATCTTGCAAAAGGACTTGTAAAACGCCTTCGCTTACTGATTTTAAAACTGTTCCCTCAACTTTGTTGCCGATTGATAGAGCGTGCGCAACTTCGCCTAGAGTTGTGATTGCATGTCTTTCATGTGCCATAATTTTTGGATCCTTATATTAATTAATTAACTAGCTAGTTTTGTTTGTGCATAGATTGTAATGATCGCTTGATCACCACTCCCGTTGCCTGTTATATCAACCACCACATGGCCGTCCACGACGGATTGCGCTGCATTGATTGACATTGTGATCGGATGGTCTTCGCCTTTAAACTCAGCAAATACAGCCCAACCGCTTGATTTTTTTAGAAACTCGTATTTTCTTTTTTCAACATTTCCGCCGATTTTTACTACCGCCCTAACAGTCAGCTCCTCGATATCTGCCAAAGCGTAGTCTGTAAAAGTGATTCGGTTTGTTGAGCTGTCGAGCACATCAAGATCAAATTTCTGGATCTTGCTTTGCTTTAAAATGTCAAAAATTGGCTTTTCTTCACCATCGGCGAGTACTGCGAGCCAATCGATATTTGCCTCATTCATTAGGATTTGTGTTTTCATTTCTCGCCTCTTTAAAAAATATGGATTTGTGTGATTGATGGATAACGATTAGCTCCATCAACTGCGTTAAAAAATCGTTGTGTTTCTAACTCGTTTTTTGCTGCTTGTCGTGCCGCATCTGCCAATAACCTGCTACGCACAAGAGGCACAGCAAAGCGTGGATTTTCTGAATCGCCGACGATCTCAAGACCGCCTACGTTTCTAAATGTTTTGAAATCTTGGTCGATGATCATTCACCTTCTCCTTCAACTGGATCAATTCCATCTTCTGGGTATCCGCCATCGTCAGACGGCACGCCGCCGCCCTCGGCATAACCCCATCTTAAGGCTCCGAACTCAATGGAGCTTGCTTTATTAACTGTGTCGTGCACGACTTGCGGCTCAGCGATTTGTTTATAAGAAAGCGTATCCAGATCGCCAAAATCTACATAAACATCGTCAGTTTTTGGAAATTGCGAGCGGCTGTTTAGTTTTGTTTGAAGTTGCCCTACGGCTTGTTGTCCAATGGCTGTATGCTGCTTGGATGGTGTGAATTTGAGCCATGTATACGAAAGCTGATCATATGCTATATAGGTATTTGAGCCTTGATCGTAAAAGGCTGTGTGCATTGATTCGGACTGCGTCCAAGTCCCATCCCATTTTATAGAATACCGCCCAACACTTGGAAATTCCGTTCCGCCTTGAACGGCTTTGGTTTGCAGTAAATCATCTTCAGCAGAGCCAATCCAAAACAGGGTCAGCTTAGGCGGATCTTCGTAAAAAGGCACCTCCAATTGGCTGACCCCTTCGAATCTCGTTGCGGTGCTTCTGTTCTCCTGTTTTCCAAACGAGACCCACGCATTGGCCGATCCTATGTACTCTCTGGCCCACCCCTCTGCGGCGGTGCTTGCGCTGTTTATATAAAGACCTGCCGTGCTTGAAGCTCCGCCATGCTTCCAGAGCATGTATGCGCCAGTGGTGCCTTCGATGCTTGAGCTTGTCCCCTTAGCTATCATTCTATACTTGTTATCATTTGATTGATGATTGTGCCAGCCGATAAAGCAGCAGCCGTTTGGAATTGCATCACGCAGTCTTTGCATGTTTGTGCGAATGTTTGACGAGGTTTGCCATGTGATGTCAGCATCAGTCAAAACTTGACCTTTATTAAATCCCTCGTGCCCCTTAATCCTTGGCGACCACTGCTGCCAATCATGTCGTCTTCCGTTATTCCCTGAGCCAAAATTGTATCTCATTTGTTTAACGAGAATCGTGCTCTCAGTCGTGATCGTGACTACGCAGCCTTCATCTTTAGTGTGCTGTATAACTAAAATACCGTCCTTGCTTTGAATGCCAGCTTTGGGGCAAAAATTCCAAATAACATGGTTGTCATGGACGTATTCACGCATGATCCAGCGCACTTCAGATCGGTTGGCAACTGGTCGAGAGTTGCGGATCTCGTTAAATGCTATGTGGCATTGCGTGTCGCCATCGAGCTCTTCCAGCCGTGTTTTTAAAATTGGATCATCATATGTGATTAGACCATCCAGACCATGAACTAGAATATAGTCGCTCTCGTCTCCTGTGCCTGCTGCAATTTGATCAATTCTTCCGCTTAAAGCATTAGTAATATTCTCAACGGATCTTTTATTCATTGCATCCAGTGCGCTAGCCGCATCAGCAATTCCAGTGATGTAACCTGCTCCGTCTCCCATCGTGATTTTATTTTTAACTATCAGGGACTTAAGAGAAGCGTCAGAATCTGTATTAATTTTGTTTGCCAGCTTCGCTTCATTTGATTGACTTCGAGCATCTGCCGCACCTGCCTGCCCTGCGACTGCATCAAGATCTGTCTGGCTTGCTTTGGTGGCTATGGCGCTTGTATTGCTTTGAATGTCTCCAGCTTGCTTTGTAAGCGTGCTCGTGTGCTCGCTGACAGTATCGCTCAGGCTATCAAGATCGCTTTGATTCGCCGAGATAGCCGATTCATTGGCGCTAGCCTTGCTTTCAACTTCGCCGATTTTCTTTGTGTTTTCGCCTATTGCTGCGGTGTTTTGGCCGACTGCGCCGCTCAAAGAATCAAGGTTACTTTGTTCCGCCTTGCTTGCTGCGTTGGCTTTACTGAGAGTGTCGGCAGCGGTTGCGACGGCTGAGACTGCATCAAGTGCGCTTTGCTCTGCTTTACTTGCAATAGCAGTTGAATTGTCGCCAATAGTTTTGGTATTTGCTGAGATTTGCGTTGTGTTTTGGCTAACAGTAGAGCTTAAATTAGCAACGTCTGTTGATGCTTTCTCGGCGATCTGCTTAGTGGTCTCAACTTCCGTTTCAATGCCGTCGATTTGCCCCTCTACGGCTCCGATTTTAGCCGTATTCTGGCTTATTGCGGTAGCGTTAGTGCTTACTGTGCCGCTTAAGCTATCAAGGCTTGATTGTTCCGCTTTATTGCTTACCGTGGTTGTCAGTGCGTCCAGTGCGCTTTGCTCGGCTTTGGTTGTGATTGCTGTTGCATTATCTGCGCTTGATTTTGTATTAGCTGCTATAGCGCTTGAGTGTTCGCCTGTTGTTTGATTTAAATTTGTAATCTGGGCTTGGTTTGACGTGGCTAAATCTTTTGCAGCGTTAGCAGTCGTTTTGACTGTTGCAAGCTCGGTTTGATTGGCTTTACTCAGTGCGTCAGCCTCTTTGCTTAATGCGTCAGCAGCGTTTGCGGTTGCTGTGACCTGCGCCAAAGCTGTTTGGATTTCACTGTCATCATATTGGGTAAGATCGATACTTCCTGCAACTGCTCCGGTCTCTGCGCTGTGAAAATCAATTCTTTTTTCTGCTGTATGAAGCACAGCACGGCCTTTCATTAGGTCTGGATGGTGCAATTCGTCAATCAGCATAACGCCCGAAACATGACTGCCGTTAATCCCATGCTCGTTGATGTAAAACTGTATTTTATCAATTAAATTAATCATTTATGTCCTCACTGGGCTAATTTATATAAAGCTTGAATCGGGCTTATATCTGCTGTATCTGGCACTAAAACGATATATCTAACGCTATCAATCATTATTTCAAAGGAGCCCCTGCTGGCTCTGAATCCCTCGTACTCGACCGACTCAGGATTGGGCGTTAAAACCCCTTTGGGGTATGCGATAACACTGTAAGAGGCGTTTTCAAACTCGGATCCATTATGTCCCCGAACAACATAGCCAGAGCCGTTTAAGCCGCCTAAAAGCGTCTCGGCGGTAACGCTACTCTGTACCGCTCCACAGCCTTGAATCTCTAGTGGGTCAGTCGTGATTCGGTCAGCAATTCGGCCACTGTAAACGCTAAAGACCTCCGGCGGTGCGGCGATTCCAAGCTCGGCCTCGATAATGTCGAGCCTGTCGGCAATCTGCTGTAAGTAGCCTTTAACTTGGCCGACTGTTGCCCCGTCAGTATCTTCTGCACCATCTAGTAGGTCGGTTAGGCGCTGATTGACTGCTGATAATTTACCTGCACCAGCTCTCAAAACCTCAGCTCTCACGCCATCGACTTTAAGGCCGACAGAATAAACCGGATCGGCTGTTCTGCGCTCTGGGGGCAAGTGGTAGATTATTTCTGTGCTTCTTGGTGTCATATAGTGCGAGCTTGAACTTGAAGCAGTATCAAAAGAATCGGCAACTGATACGGCTTCTTCAAATTCTCCTGCCGCTGTGCGCTCAAGACCCAAGCCGTTTAAGGCTGCAACACTGCCCTCGATCTCGTCTATGTCTCTATATACGATACTTAAACTATCGCTTATTTGATGAAAATTAGTATCGGCGACTTGAGTCATGCGCTCAAGCTCTTTGATCTCTGATTCGTGTCTAGATTCGTTTGTTTCCAGCGTCCGAACCTCTCGCCTAAGCTGCCCTATCTCCCTTTGCTGAGAAAGTGCACCTTCATTTATTCCGACTATTTTTGCGTGAATTTTTGCGATCTCAGCTGTTTGATGTACTAAAGCTGCTGCATTGGCTCCGGCTGCGGCTGTTGCGGCTGCGGCTGTTGAGGCGGCTCCGATTGCCGTTTTTTCTGCTTTGTCTGCTAATTGATTTGCGTTGCCGATTCCATCGATCAGCGCCTGAGCTTTTGTACCGCTGCTTCTGATTGCATTGCCATCTTTTGAAGCAAATTCGCAAAGGTAACCATTCATCACATCTTCATCAATGATGATAGGGTATACTGTTCCGCCGCTTGTATTGCCTCCGCCTCCATGTTGGCCGATAACAGACAATGTCATCACTCGGGTATGCTCTTTATACTCGTAACTAAAAGTGTCTTCATCAAGCTCTAGAGCATCAACTATATAGCCATCAATTGCGAACGATTGTACAAACTCAGCCGCACTTATAAGTTGATTTACTTGCCCTAAATTAGGCGCATGGTGTGGGCTTGTTGCCTCGCCAACATCTAAAAGCTGGTGGCCGCCAAGCGATATATTGCAATCACTTTCAATTAATCCAGCGCTGTTAAAAGTCAACCCGGCTTGATTAGTTAAATCGCTAATTCGCAGTGTTTGGACATGCTGAAAAGTCGGCGAATCAGGCAGTACAATGTCATCATGTATGACAAGATCGGCTTGATCCAGATATTGGAAATCAAAGCCAAATTTCTGTATGCCTCCGGAGCCTTTAAGCAGCAATGGCGCACCCTTCAAGTCGTAAACAAAAAAATGATAATCTTTATTACATCTCAAGTTAACGATTGGCACTTTGACATAGACTGTTGATATTGCGCTAAAAGATTGGTTTGATTCATGCACGAAAACAACATTTTCATGTTGATCTTGTATAACAAATTTATAGCCATTGCCGACGCTGTTTGGCTGAAAATGCAATGTATCACGATGAATACGCAAATAGGTATAGTCGGCGGAAATATTGATCTGCTGACCGTCTACTTTTGCAAAGCTTTGATTAGTTTGATTTACTGTAAAATGCGTGTCACTTGCGAGAGTTTCAATAAATATTTTTGGCCGCTGGTATTCATAAAGACTATTAACGCCCTGCTTTACTAATGCGCCATCATTTGAATTCAACGCCTCGCCAGCTGCTTCTATGACATGGCCGCCAATGACTGCGCCGCCATCCAGAACTAGGCGATTTAAGTCTTGATAAAATGCCGACTGAACAGGTACTTTATTTTTGGCAATCATCAAGTAATTATCATCAACTTCAACAGATGGATCGCCACCTGAACTGACTACATCAAGCGTCATGGTGCCGAAGCTGTCAACACGTGATGTCATGCCTTGACCAGCTTGAATGGCTACATACTGTTGAAATCCTGCCCTTTGCGTGACCTCTGCGAGTGTCACAGTCGCATCTGATAGCACTAGCCAGCGGCCGCCATAAATGCCGAAACTTGTTGTTCCTTGCACAAGATAGCGGATTTCTCTGTCTGACTCGACAAGCTGAAGCGGAAGTGCTGCGTTTTCGTATTCGCTTGATTTTGTGACCTGAACCACTTGGTAATCTGAAAAATTTGATGCGTCAAGAATAACACCGGAATCGAGGCCGGAGCCTGATACAAAAACGTTTTTTCCGGCAAAGTCAGCACCTAGATCAAGTTGATTGTTTTCAAGAGTGACTGTTACACGCTGCAAAAAAAGGTTCTTCAGCATACTTTGAACTTGCGCAAGGTTAACAGCACTTGAGGACTTAGAGCCGCCCTGAATACCAACAATTTCTTTAAATCCGGCGTTGATTTCATCAGCATCAATCGTTACAGAGTCCGAGCCTTCGATTTTTAAATCAATAGACGTGTCGGACTCAATTGCTACTTTATCATTTAAAAAAGACACAAAACGATTAGCGTCAATTCCAGCGAATGATTCAGTTATAACGGTCTCAAAAGTTGGATTTTTTGGATATTCGCCGCCACCGCCTTGCCCTTCACCCTCATAAGCCAAGAAAGTTTTTTCAGCTGGCTTGTAGTCAAATTCAAATTTTTGAACTTCAAACTGGCCGCCTACTGCTTGAGGCGCACCGCCTGAATCAGTCACTTGGAAATATATTTCCGATTCGCTGTCTATTTCTAGCTCTGGATTTGTTTTGCTTGTGGCCTTGTAAATGGGTTTGCCGTTACTAAAAATTGTAAAAACAAAAGGTGAAACGGTATCGAATTTGATCGAGTTCTCAGAGATGATATAGGCACCAGAACCAACCACGGCTTCAATGAGCTGGCCTTGGCTAACGATTTGCTCTTCGCTTGATGGGATTGTCTCAAACCCTGTTTCAAGTCCAGTAGATTTATAAATGTATGGCCGTTCGCCTATATTGTGTGTCACAGCGAGCTTGCTGTCGATTGATAGCGCATCCCCTGCGCTTTTTAGCTTATGTCCTTCAATCGTGATTTGATCGGAGCTTGCAACCAGTACACCATTCTCTAGGCGGACTAAGTCGCCATTGCTTCCGGCCGGAATAAGCGCCATCGATTCAGGTGTGACGCTCACGGGATTGGATTCAATGACTGCGCCTGATTGAAGTGTCACACGGGTGATTAATTGGTCGTTTTGATAAATATTATCGACTTCAGACACAGCGTCATGATCGCCGCTTCCACCGCCGCTTGTTGGTAGGTTTACTTGTGTTTCAACTTTAGAGCCGTCGAACGTTGTGTAAGTAGTTTGGAGAACAGATCCTATGACTTGATGATTTGCAGATTCAAAGGCTTTTTGGATTTTTGCATCAGCATTGGATTCATATTTTTGTGTAATTGAAGCCGGGGTTTCGCTTGAGCCGCCGCCTCCGCCAGTAGATGTACCGGAAGCACCAATAAAAGGCGAGATCCCAGAGCTAAAACCAGTGTCTGCGATCGTTACCTCTGCCTCTGCTGTTCCTGTCGCTCTAACCCACAACTGGCCAAACTCAGCTGTAGAAGTGAACATTTCAAGATTGCCGAATTGATAACCTTCGCCCACGTCTGGCTGGCTGGCCGATTCTTGGGCTGTGATCCTTCCGGCCATAACTTGTACTTTAAATTTTGTGCTTGCGGTTGCACCAGAAACTAGGGTGTAAAGCTCTGTGTAGTCGTTTGGAATGGTTATTCTCATGCGTGCAACCTCGCAAGCCCTGCCAGCAGTCCTTCGGTAAATTCAGGACTGGCACGGTTAGAAGCCTCTGTGTGCATGTCTGGATACGCCTGAAGAATTGCAGAAAGCATTTCTTCGTGGTTGCCATCGTCGAAGTTGGCATTTGGATCTAGAGTCCTGATTCGATTGATCAGGATTTCAAACTTGTTGAGTTCAGACACAGATCGACCTTTTTTTAGATCGGCTTCTTGCCTGAAAAAAATTTTATTTTAATGAGATCAGTGTAGCCTGCGGAGCGTCAAAAGCAAGCCTAACGGAATTTTTTTTCACTTCCCAGAGCGTGTAAACACCCATGGACTCGTGATCAAAAATAAGCACAGAATCATATAAATTGACCATTTCCCCGTTGATTCTGGCCGCTCCGTACTCGATGCATGAGACGCTTATAACTACTTTGTTTTGGCCATTAGAGCAGTGGATCTTGTCACCTGCTCGGATCTGTAATGTAAGCATGTTTTTATAAATCCCGTTTTGTGTTTATGAGCGAGCCATTCCAGCACGTGGAAAACAGGCTCGGTCTCGGTTGGTATTTTGCCATCCCATTGGTGCAGGATGGCTTGTTGTTCCTCGGTTAAAAAAATATTACGCATCGATCAGCATTTCCAGCTGGGTGCTGATTGCGTTTAAAAGGCGGTACTTAATTTCAAAATGCAGTACCATTTCCTTGTTTTTGTTGATCTTGTATTTTGCCCCTGCCGTTTCCACTGCCCCGCACATTTTGCGAATACCTCGCATGGCCTTTTCTAAGGCCGCCGGACTGTTATCATCGTTAATAACCAGCGCAGCTTTTGCAGTAGCTAAAATTGATGTATTGCCAGCTGCTGGATATAGTCGGCGGTATTCATCGATTAGGTCGAGCGTATAAGCCCGATCAAATGGAGTATGAAGCTCTTGAAGTTGCATTTTAAAAATCCCTCTTGGTTTTTGAAGTACTTAGGAATGATAGTTCAGGGGTGATATTTTTGCAAGAAAAAACCCCACTTGATTGTGGGGTTGGTTGGTTAAGACAAAGCAGCTCTAAAAAATCTTTCTGGCCGCCCTTACAGCTCTTGAGGTGGTACGATAATGAAAGTCCAGTTTTTCATCTTTAACATATATCGCCCATGACATGTACAAATTATTTCTGTCTTTTTTTATTGCAACATCCTTTCTACAGTGCTTAAAACCCTCGCTATTTGGCAGTCTAACCCAGTTATGGATCAGCTCTCTATTTGCTTGCACCTCAAGCCATATAAGGCACACCGCAACGCATAAAAAGGCAAGTAATGCAATCATAACGAACATTAAAAAATTCATTTTGCTAGCTGCCTTAGATTGAATTTAATTAAATCTTTTGGGTTGCAATATGCGCTAGGGTGCGCTGCTCTCGGGTTAAGATTTCCTTTTGCTGTTAAGATCTCCAGCTCCTCCTTGTGCCAGTCCTCGATGTAGTAGGCAATCCGACCTTGTAAAGCCTTGTATTCATCAAGCGCAACAAACTTACCGCCTCGGACAAAGCCAATCTCAAGACCGCCAATGAATGCTTTTGTGTCATTGGCAAAATCACCAAAGCTAAAATAACATTGATGACCTATTAGTGCGCCAGCGGCCTCTTCAATCATGCCTTTCTCTATCAACTTAATCAAAGCCTTGGCTAGCATTGAATTGGATCCTTTTGCTTGGGCTTGCTCTCTTGTTTGCGTGCTCATGCATTTTGTGTCTGACATGGTAAATCTCCTAGTTAATGAATCCTAATAATAACATAAAAAACCCACTATTTAAAGTGGGCTTTGGTTTGGCTACATGTCTTTAAATTTACTTTCCACAAGTCCGGCGAATAACTCCCTGAACGGCTCGAAATCAGATTTAAAGCAGATCCTGCCGTCTTTTGCTACATGACCCATGCTAATGGCGTTTACCGTAAAAGGGTGATTGTCCTCTTGATCTGGATTGGTTATCACAATATTAGGATGATTGAAGTACTTTTCGGAGTACCAATCTTTGGTTAGATTGCCTCTTGCGTAAATATTAGCCATTTCAGCTATTCTATTTTGAGCGCACTTTAGCATGTCTCTCATTTTCATCTTATCCGAGCTTAAAGATGTAAGAAAATCCTCCACTGTGCCGCTATATATGCGGCAGTTATCACCTATGACAGGTTTTGTAATAGAAAAGCTACCGTCTCCAAGGTGTGTTATCGAGGCCTCAGCCACGGGCGAGCCCATACCAGCTACCACGATAAGTCTATTATGATTTGTTGCGTCTATAAGTGCTTGCATGCTTATATCTCCTTTATTTTAAATAAAACCCCCATCAGTGCGTCGTAGGAGGGGTGTTGTTAGATTTATTTTAGCCTATTTTTTTCTTCTTTGTATTCCCTATAGCACTTAAACCACCAGTTTCTGACGGGTAAGCCGTACCTGTTCATCATAAGAAGCTTTGCATTATCCGCTTTATCGGCAATAAACATTAATGACTCTGCTATAAATATTAATGCAATAATTATCCAGCCCACTGTTATCATCATAACGGCAAAAGCAAGAGCGGCTTTTAGGGCTAAAAATAAAAGTTTCATTGTTACTTTCTCCAAAACTCAAAATCGCTAACTTTAAAAAAATCATACCTATAAAGCAATGTATCAAAATCTTCAACAACCGATTCATGTACCTTGATCGTCAGGCCATGAAAACCGCTATGAAACGCTATAACATCCCCTAGAAGCATACTAGCCAGCCCCTCTAGTCGATGATCTGGGTGGACGTACAGGCACTTTATCTTGTGCCCATCGACGATACAGACAGCTTTTTTGTCGGCGTGGTAAATCTGACAAGACGAGTAAGCACTCTCGAGCCATTGGTAAAAGTTTGGATAGAGCCCAGTTAAGGGCTCAAGTAGTTTTTTTAATTCGATTAGGTTCATTTGGCCACCTACGCTATAGAGTAAACAATAAATTGCTTTTCAGTTTTATCTTTATCAAGATCTGGATCGTCCTCGAAATCCTCTTCACACCATAGATCAGGCATAAGTTTTCTTGATTCGCTCTTTTCTGCATAACCAAGGCCCACAGACCCTTCCGCTGGAAGGCCTAGCTTTTCCTGACCATGATCTGCGTACATTCGCACAATAAGATCGCCGTGCTGTTCGATGCCATCGCACAGCTCACGCATTAAACCGCTGGCTCTGTGCATACCGGGATTGGTTTCATTAGAATGCTCTTCAATAAGCATTAGGCGGTAAGTCTTACCATTTCTGATTACTGATCCGCTTAATGCTGAACTCTCTTTTGATTCCAATATGTCGGCGGCTATTCCTGCTAAACCCTCAACAATCAAAGGACTGTCGGGCGGTACTTTAAATTCAAAATTCATATTATCTCTCCATTTGATGCCCTGCACTATACAGGGCTTTTGTTTATATTGCTTTATACTCATATTTTAACTTTCTGGCGTAATTAATAAGATCTTTTCCGGTAATGCGCCGCTTTTCAGGCCTGATGCGCTTGTAATTATACCTGTCTTGACGTATCAGGTCTTCTACCTCATAACAAACTGTTTGGGTTTCGTCAACATATGGATCGTAGCCGAGATGCCAATTAAGACGGCCGCATATAGGTGTTCCTTTATATGGATCACCATCATCATAAAGAGAATTGCAAACATCATCGGCCGCATAAACACTCCCAACCTCGCTGACACCGCCAAGCATACGAATCGCAAGATCCTTCCCAAATATCGCCAAAATCTTTTTGCCCACCTTTTTTTCTATTCTTTGGTTCATCTCCATCTCCATTGATTAGTACAGCCATAACAATAACACAACTGGGTATATTTGTCTACTAGATCACCTAATATTTTAAAAAACCCTTTAAAATCAACGCTAATAGTTTATTAGTACTAATAGCTGATAGAGATATAGAGAGAGAGATATATATAAATATATTTACATATATATATTTATAT